TGTGCTTGCTGCTACTTCAGTTTGTAAAGTAACTAAACTAATGTAACCTGGTATCACACCAGTAATATTGGCTCCAGGTATAACACCATTGACTCCGTCTACCAACAAAGTGCTTGTTGCCGATGTAACACTACCATTAATGTCGATTTCATATTCTTGGTTTTGTATAATACCAGACTGGCTCACATTATCAATATCATTATATAGTTCAGTAAAGTTTTCATTTACCTTATCAAACGCTATACGTATTGGATCTCCGTCTCCACTGTTTTCTTGTGTGCCAGTGTTTATAGTTTTCTGTGCCATTATACTCTCCCTACTACAACTTCAATTGTGCCGTAGCCATCATCAGTTTTACTTTCAAGAGCTTTACCAATAATAGTACCAATTTTAGGATCATTGTCTACTATAGCTACTCCCGGTCGAGCACTGGTTACTAGCAAGTCTCCTTTTTCTACCCGACCAAGCACTTTCGTAGGAACTCTACCTTGTAGTGCTACACCAACAACATGTTCACCTTTTAATGCGCTATTCATGATGTGTGCTGGATTTGTGGTTACAACACCAGCTACTCTTCTATCACCTTTAACATCAGTAGTAGTAACTTCTTCATTACCGCCAAATACTAATACTGTTCCAGGTTCGTATACAGCATCGCCTTTATAGTTTTCAGCTAAGTCAGCGTACAATGCTTCAGTTGCTACACCGTTGAATGTAGTAGCGTACACTGTGTTGAAGCGTCTTGTGCTACTTCCTATACTAGTAGCGTTGTCGCCTGTAGTATTACCACTTGTATTTGTAGCACCTAGGAAGTTTCCGTCAATAGTCAATGCTCCTCCAGTAACCATAGCATTAGTGCTTGGATTGTAAGTTATACCAGCATCAGTACGCAAAGATTCATACGCACCTGTGGCGTTGTTACTATTAACAAACGTTAAATATTGTGTTGTGTTACCAGAATTTCTTACAGTCAATACTTGATCGGCAGTGCCAGCATTGCCACTTACATCACCAGTAACGTTACCGGTAAATGTAGCATCAGTTCCATCACTTCCAGCTTCTAATACTTTACTAGTTCCATTTGAGGAGTAAACGTCACCGTTTAGATCAGCAGTTATAATGTTTGGCAATCCAATTGTAATTGTGTTACTACTATTTGAAACATCAATTTCACTTCCTGTACCTTGAATAGTAAGTGTATCGCCTAGTGATAATGATGTTGCTGAACCGCCATCTGAAATATTAATATTGCTGTTGGCAAGTTTACCGTTGGCAATACTACCCGCAAGATCATCATTACTAATACCACTGTCTTTAATGCCTACAAATCCGTTTCCATCTACTTCAAAGTTAGCACTATCAAAACTGGCTATGCCTTCAACAGCAGTAGCAGCATCTGCGGCAGCAGAAGCAAAAGCCAACGCTAATTTACTTTGAGCAATGTTAGCACCAGCAGCAATGTCAGCGTTTACAATAGCACCTGCTGTAATTTGACCTTCTAGAACATTACTGCTTTCGTTGTATGTTACAACAAAATCACTGTTGCCCACATTTGTATCATATGCTGCGTTGGTCCATTTTGACAATGTAGCATCATATACCAAGAATTGGTTATCTGCTAAAGCCTGTTCATCATCGATATTAGTGTCTTCAAGTTCCTCAAGTGTATCATATGCTTCGTCTCCTGCGTCTACATATGCTTTTGTTGCTGCGTCACTTCCGCTAGTTGGTGTAGCAAGGTCATTAATTTGCTGTCCGCCCATGCGTAGGTCGCCTGCCATTGGAACTGTGCCGCTTAATGCTAAGAAACCACCAGTACCTTGAGGTATGATTTGAGCACCTGCTAGTGCTGTACCATTTCGATCCATACCCAAACGTCTGTCGATATAACCTTCAACTGCTGTTTCAACTGGTACAGAATCTGCTGTAGCATTTGTAAATGTATCATCAGCACTAAATTCGTTGACACGCACACCTCGTTTGAAGCCAATACCATCAATGTTTGTTAGAACAAGTGCTGCGTTAAATGTAATTCTACCAGTACCTTGGTCAACTGTAAAGAATCTACCAACACGGAAGAAACCATCTTGGTCGGTTGACGCAAAGAACACCCTTCCTCTAGTACGTTCTTGTACTTGTGCCTTGCTGGCAAAGCCTTCACTATCGATACTTTGTTCATCAGTTACTGGTTGTTGTACAGGACCGCCAAAAACTCTATCAGGATAGTTACTGGTGTTGTATCCGCCTGTACCAATATCCAAGAAGTCATGTGATGTAGCACGACATGTACTAATATTTACAGTAACATTACCCGATTCGGCTTCTTGTAAACCTACTTGTAAAGTAATGTTATCACCAGTTGGGCCACTTACCTGACCAGCAATACCGCTTCCTACATAACTATCGTGAATACTATATTTGTCTGTAAAACTTATGATACCAAATTGTGTGCCCGAACCACTATCTGTTACAACTTGATAATTTGTAATGACATGTACTTTACCTTTCCAAGAAAAAATCATATCAATATCACTACTGTTAAGCCTTGCTGTATCATTAGCACTTAATACAGTTGATACAGCAATGTGTTGATCACCTTGTGTATCACCTAATGTAGTGCCGCCACTTAAACTATAAGTACCAGGTGCTTGTCCAGCAAAATCGTTTGATACTACTAGATCTACATAATCAAAATTATCATCAATTGTAATACGGGTCTGAGATCCTACTGCTGGATAGCCTGGAGTAATTAGGTTTTCAAATGCTAATGTTCTATAGGTAACAATTTCTTGTTCATCAAAAATCAAAGCAGTAGAAGGTCTTGTGACAACATCGCTACTAATACCATTTACAAATAAGTTTTGTTGGCTTGTCATAACAGCCATTTGAGCATGGTTTACATTAAACTGAAGACCAGTGCTTTCGGTTGATACTGCGCCGCCAGTACCAGATGTAAATTCTAATCTCCATACTTTGTTCGCAAAATCTGATGTTGATCCAAGATCATCTGCTAATGTTGTATCAGTATAATCTACTGGAATAACTGTTCCAGTATCACTTACGTTAATAACTTCGTATGGCTGGAAAGTTTCATCAGGATCGTCATGGTGTATTTCTAGTTGAGATGCGTTCAACGGAAGAACTGTACAATCGTAAATGAATGCTCTTGCTTGGTTCTTGGTTCCTCCTAAGCCAACGTTATTTACAGAAACTGGAACTCCAAAACTTTGATACGCAACACCTGTGCCGCCAGCATTTGTAGCATTTGCTGTGAATGCTAATCCTACAGTATTACTTGCTGCGCCTACTGTTGTCCAGTCTGATCCGTCAATAGTACCAATGACATATCTAGTACCAGATAACAAGGAGGTGCCGTTTGTAGGTGAGTTTACAGTTATTTCGTCTGTAGCATTAAATGTATATTCATATGATGTTTGGAAATCAATGTATCTGTTTACACTAATCGTACTATTTGTACTATTATCGTCGTTGAAGATTACTGTAGCCCTAGCAATATTGTCAGTCGTTGTATTGTATTGTCTAAGTACATCGTTTCTAGCAATACCATTGGAATTACCTGTGATTTCAACTTCTTGATCAACAACAAACATTTTTACTGGTTGTGTTAAGTCTTGTGCTAAAGTAACATCTCTTGCTACTTCATCTGGATCGCTACCTTCGGCAACCATACCAAAATTACCATAACTGTTATTACCTGTTAGTGATCGAATCTGTGACCCGTTTCTAGACAAATATCCAGTATGAGCATAATATGTAAACACACTAACAAGTTCTGTTAGTGCATTATTGTTAGCAATAACACCATATCCTAGATCGTTAATTTGTGTGTAGTCGTTTGCCAACATAGATTTGTTACCAGCACCTTGAAGGATGATTGGAACTGGACCGCCTGCTGAATCCATATCGTCGTCTAAACCGTTGCCACTATTTGCTCTTGGATCTAAAACAAGTGTGGCAGTTGCTACTCCACTACCATTATTCGGCACATAATCAACAATGGCATTAACTTGATAGCGTCTACCATACTCAAAGAAACTACACGGAACTAGTGGTTTTCTAATACCTAATCCACTTGTGCTTGGCGCTTCAACTTGTATTCTAAATGGATCTGTATTACCATTTTGGATGACTGTCATTGGCATGTTGTAAACATAGCCATCAATAAACATACCACCTCTAAATGCTTTTTCATTTGTGCTTCTAGAAAAACTAGAACATGTTTGGGCATACGGTGATCTAGTTAAAATTGATCCTTCTGGATCAAGAACCATCATAAAGCCACCTTGTCGTTGTGCTGTAACGTTTCTAATAATTGTGTTATCGTTACATAGGAACATGTCCATTTCATTATTATCAAGTGCTGGATTATAAGATCCGTTAAAGGCATAAGAAACAAAACTTACCAACTCGCCAGCATTTGTATTTGCTGCTGCTTCTGCTGTTAGACTGCTGTTTGTTACTCTACCAGTATCACCACCGGCTCCGGCGTATGCTGTTTGTGCTAGTACACTTGTTATAATAACAGCGATGTTATTAATAGCTGCTTCTGTTTCAGTTTCTTGACCAGGTACAACATTTGCGGCATACGATTTTTGATTTACAGCACTATTGACACGACCACCTTTGATCAAGTCTTTAATAATGCCATCTACAATATAACCTGTATCTCTACGACACTTGTCTTCGTCGTAAACTAACGAAGGATAAGTTGTAGTAATAAAGCTAATAGTCCTGTCAATAATAAATTGTCTATTAAGTCTAATTAAATCTGCTGCTTGGTTAAAGTTTCCTGGGTTAGACGCCGCAAAAGTACTAATATTCATAGGACTAGTAGGATCTGTCAAATAATGTCGACCAAAGTAACCTTCTGTTGCTAGTGTAAGATCACTAACATAAGCCTCACCTGCTGTTGCGGTTGTTAAGCCGTCAATTGTAGCGTCTCTGTAAAAATATATATTAGCAGCTTCACTTAAACTTGGACCAGGTGCTGGACGTATAATTACTCGTCTAAATTCGTCACCTTTGATACTAACGTTCGCAGGTAGTTTAATAGGCAATTGTTCTTCATATGTACCTGATTCGATTCTAACACTAATTTGTGATTTTTTAACAAAGGCACCATATTCAATTTCTTCTTCATCAATAAATTCAATTGGTAAAAGTAGTTTAAGTGATAATGTATCATATGTAGGAGTGCCTACTGTGTCAGCACCTCGGGTATAATTGTTGATTACACCAACTGCTCCACTTTTCTTACCTCTAACAATTTTACCTGGAAAAATATCAATATTAGCATCAGCGCCATTTGCTGGGTCACCTGCTTGCGTTAAAAATTTGTTAGATCCACTATAGATATACAGTTGATAATCATTACTTGCTTCTACAATAGCAACATCTGATGTAGTTGTGTCTATCATAGCTAAAATATCATCAAACCTAGCATCAGTAGCAAGATACCATTGGTTACCTGTAGCACTGCCTCCTAGTGCTGTGTTAATCAAAGCTAACATAGCAATCTGTGCTGTTACAATAGCAAATCTAGTTTGTGCGTATTGTCCGCCTGCTCCTTGAGCGATAGCAATTTCGCCACTAGCATTAGCATAATATCTTAATCCAGCATATCTAGTTAAAAAATTATGCTTGATACTTACAGTACTTGCTAGAATATCCAGTCTAATACTATCAAAAATTAAACCTAAGTCTCGTCTACAAGTTGCTTCATTATAAACAAAATCTGGATAAGTTGTAGCAATAGCTGCTATTGTATCGTCAATAACTGTCTGACGGTTTGATGCGATAGTATTTGCTACTGTTGTTACTTCAGCACTAACTGCTGTATATCCAATATTTGAAAAGTTATCAACGTAGCCGTTGTTAGTACCTGTACCATCAGTGAATGTTAATGTTTGTACATAAGGTCCTACATCAATATCTGCTGCTTCTTGTAATCGAGCTGCTCTAGCACATGCCGCTGCTATAGTTCTATAAGCATAAGTTTCACTACGTCCTTCTCTACCTGGAGGTGTTTGTGTTTGTGCATCGTCACCTTTTGTGCTTACATAGACATTTTCGCTAAGTGTATATTGTTGGCTGTCTACGTAATACTTTGTAGCTGCTTGTAAGTCATCAGCAGTGTTTGGAGTGCCGGCACCTGCCAATGGAGCAGGATGATCATGTAATGTTAGAGCACCTGTCATAGTATCGCCAGTTCTACGAACTATTTCTTTTCTTGGAAGGATAGCATCTTCTGTCCAAAATCCTTCTAAGGTATCGTTATATGATGCATCTATTAGAGATTGTACACCAGTGCCTCCGCTTGGCACAATTTGGTTTGTGTTATCTAAAGCATCTGCTGCTGTTGGGTGAAGTGTTAATTGATCAGCATTTTCTCTTCTTACATAATAAAATTGGTCAGTAACCAAGTTGGTAGCGTCTGTAGTATCAGAACTGTATTTCCATCTGCTGCCTGTCACAGCTTCTGTAAAGCCGTGTGCTGGCATATTTACTCTTCCGGCTACATTATAACTAGCAATAGTTTTTGTATAGCCAGATGCGTCTGTTGGCATGTCTGCTACTCTTGGACCCATGCCAGGGGTGTTTTTTTCAATAAATTGTCTTTGGTTTAATCCAGTAGGAGCAATCATCCTATCAATCTCAACGTCTGGTTCGTGTACTAGATTCCAGTTATCAATGAGTGTTTGTCTTTCACTGTCAACTATAACTTTATCATAAGTGGTTTCACCATAGGCTAGAGCAGCACCCATTTTTAAAGGATTACTTAAGATCGGAGCAGGATCAGATTCAATATTAACGTTAATAACACTAATTTTTAATTTGTTGCCATCAACACTAAATGCTACTGTGTTTTGCCCGTCATTAGGATCTGAATTTCCAGCATCACTTACCAGTTCGTAAAAATCTATGCCGGTTCCTGCTTGATTTACTAATAGAACTTTGCCTGCTTCACCAGTAGTAGATGCTGGTGTATCATTTAGATCAGTAATACTAATTTGACCACCAAGTCCAAAAATAGCATATAATTCGGTAAAGTTTTCGTTTACCTTTTTGAAACTTTCACGGATACTGTCGCCTGTGCCATCATTACCCTCTACGCCAATATCAACTTCTTGCTTTGCCATCTTTTATTTCCTTTAAAATTGTGGTACTAAATTATCCATATCAAAATTAACACTTACTCCGCAACCACAACTACTGTGTGCGTTTGGATTGTTAATTTCAAAGTTAGCACCAACTAGACTTTTAACATAGTCTACTTCAGTACCGATTAAAAACATTAAACTATGTGCGCCAACAACAAACGCACATCCGTTTGCTGTTTTAACTACTTCATCATCTTTTTCTAGGTCTGTTGGATTAGCAATAGTACCCCATTCGTACTCAAATCCAGCACAACCACCGCCTTTGATGTTAAGAGTAATGCCATAGGCTTCGTTCTCTTCGCATAAAAGATCTATTTGTTTTTCTGCTGCTGGAGTTAAAGTTAGTATGCTCATAGTGTTCCTTTCTAATATTTATCGTTACTTTTTATAATCTTAATGTAAATATAGTTATGTTTATAAAAGAATTTTTAATTGATACTTGGCACATGCGCCGTAGTAAACTTGGCAATCAACACGGTTATTGTCGTAAAAAAACAATGGTAGTTTTACGTTGTGATAGCTGCGATATTGAATTCACAAGAGAACGTGGTTCCATGGATCCTAAAAGACTTACAAATAACTATTTTCATGTTTGTGAAAACTGTGATGCTAAAAAGTTTGCTCAACAAAAAGGTGTAGACAAACGAAAAGTCTGGCAACTTAAAGCCAGTAGTACATTACCTATTAACAAAATGTGAATTTTCTATAAGATTGTAATCGTCTTGATATACAACTTTTGCCCAATCATCAACTGCTTTTTGATTGGCTACTACCCAGTTCTTTAATGCTTGTGTATATTCTAATCTTTTGCCTTCTGTGCTAGTATGTAAATGTGTAATGCCTTTAAATATGTTATGATCACGATTAATATCCTCAAAAACTGTTGGTGTCATATAATAATATATTGTTGGCAAATCGTACAAGAAACTAACTTGAGGTTCTGTATGGTAATCTTCATGTGCTACATTATTTTGAAAAACTTTTATAGCACAACTTTTGAGCATTGACTCAATTGATCGTAATCCTTTAACGTGCGGACCGTACAAACTTTGTTCTACTATGCCACTAATCCATCTAGATAATGGATCTCTAATGATTACTAATTGTTTGTTTTTAGGATTTTTGACTTGGGTAAAATCATCACGTATAGATTTGATAATTGTTTCACTACCATTTTTTGCTATAGTTACTACAGATAAATTTCTTTGCTTGCTGTAAAATATCACTCTTCCCACCAAACATGTTTGTCTACATCTTTTGGTTCTTTGCCGCCTCTGTCTTTATAGCTCAAACCGACTATGATTTTATCTCGCAATAATACACCAGATGAATGTCCTAAAACGTTTCCAGCAAAAATAACTCTACCAGCAATCACAGCGTTTGGAACATTGTTTTCTATAATTACAATAGTCCTAGGCATCCGGCTTTTGTCACTGGTTTTTTCTCCCGAAGGCAAGTTCCAAGAATCTCCATATACTTCTTGTATTTTGTTTGGATCAGAATAAACTTCGTGTTCAATATCGGTAAACATTTCTAACAAAATACTCAAATCATCTTCAGGTATAGTTTTTAAACTTTCCTCAAAACTTTTTCCTTTGTCATGCCAATTACGATAACAAGTGCTACATTGTCCGCTATTCTCAGTTCGCCAACAATCCACCATATCGTTGGCTTTTATTACAATACGCTGTTGTAATTTCATTTAGTCCTGTTTCCAGATAGTCCAAATTCCATATGCTATCGCAAGACCTGCCGCAATCTTTGCTAGTGGTGCTAAAAATAAAACCATAAGTCCGAGCGCAATAAGTGCTGCTCCGTCCCATGAGGTTCGTTCTTTTAATCGAGCATCAATCCATTTTTTAATCATTGCTAAATTTCCTTACTTTTTTCTCTAGAGTTAATATACGTGTATCCTGCGCTCTAATTTTTTCTTCTAAACCTTGGACATACGCTCTAGTAGGCACTTCACGTTGTGTGCCATCTTCACCTAATACACTATAATGATCAGCACCGTGTCCTTTTAATCCTCCTAAAACTCTGTTAGGATTTTTTTCAGATACACTAGGTGTTGTTCGAGCATACATTGATCTTATAAATTTACTACTTCTCATGCTGTATTTATGTTCCAATTCTCAATTGATTCTTCAATATTATATCCTTCTGCGCTTGCCCAATCTTTACAAAGGTCTTTTAAAATATCGGCACTTTTATCACAAATAATTTCTTTATTTTTGAATGATGTTTTGTTCACATGAGGAAAATTGCCACTTATTAATTTTGTAATTAGATATCTTTGATTTTTATTTTCAATATTTATAGTACTAAGTTTTTTGGTATTATTTACAATTGACTTTTTTATTTGATAAGGACTCATAACACAATGAGTAATAAAATTATTTTGGTATTCAACTTTACTATTTACTGATATTTTTTCTAGTGTCCACTCTTGTACATGTTTAAAAAAGTCAACTAAATTTATATAACGGACCTCGGCTGAAAATAGATGTACATCTTTTCTAGTAGTCATTACCATATATCGTCCACTCATATACCAGTGAACAGGGTTACGTGATAAAATATACCACTGAAGGTCTTGTACTTTAGGTTTAAATTCGATGTGATTAAGACTTTTTCTCTGGAACGCTCTTGATTCAGGTCCTTGAGCCCATCCTAAATCTAAATAGTTGCCATTCATACCATTACGTTGTAGACTACTGCTGCCACTTTTACATGGACCTATTATTCCAATGCCTCTTTTTAAATTAAAAAGTGTAACCATATTGTTGACAGTAATCCTTACATATGTCTTGTAGTAATGTTCTACATCGAATATTTATATCAGGGTATGGAATATGAGATCCTGTTTTGTTTAATATAGGAATTTCTGTATCTATGTTTAATTCATTTAAAAAAGCATCCAAGTTTTCAATTTGTCTTGGTAGCGCATTTTCGTTACAGTAACGATCGGGCATTACACTACAATGATCGCTCCAAAATAAGTTAAACACAGTAACATTCAAATCACGTTCTTTTTTTACATCTTTTAAATGCTTGTAGAAATCAGTATGGTATTTGAATAATTTCCTATTTTGTTTGAATGATTGTAAGAATCTAAAACCACTTACAATCCATTGTACTGGATGTCTAACAATTACATAATGAGTATAATTATTTAAATTTCTATCTGTAAGTTCAAAAACTTTTAAAGTTTTATCTAATCCTGATAATTCAATATCATCTAAAGTTTTATTTTTATAAATGTCAATCCAATTTTTGTCATGTTTAAATATTTCAGCAAAAGTTTCAGTACCGCATTTCATAGGCACTGATATTACTATTTTTTGCGTGTCATTTAAAAACATTATGCTGCTAGTTTGCCAGCAAACGGATCCTTGTTCATATAATATCTTTGTAGTAGTTGTCTACTTGCCAAGTTTTTCATCTTAGCTTCGACCATAATGTCAGCCCATTCCCAGTGTTCTAATGCCCAGTCGTTACACGCATCATTATGGCAGTAATCTGAGTGTGCTCTAAGTTTTTGTTTTTTGAAGCCTGCTTCTAAAAGTTTTTCCATATCTGGTCTAACATTAGATCTATGTCCTTCAAGGTACTCCGGACGGCAAAGGCTGTAATGCATAGCAGGACGCACACCACGCCAACTATCGATAATACGGTAAATTCTGTCATCATCTGGTTCAATGTATTCTCCTGTGTTTACCCAGTGGTGATGTATATCTAACACCAGTGGAACATCATCAGCAAGTTCTAGGCTAGCCTCGAGACCCCATTTGTTTTCGTCGTTTTCGATCGTGATAGTATTTCTTGCTTCTGGCGATAGTCTTGGGAGGACGTCTTTGATACCTTGGGGACCTTTGCGGCCGGAGATGTGGACGTTGTTCTTAAAGTCTTGGAACTTCTTACCGTAGCCCATATACCTGATGAGAGTGGCGTGATATTCAAATTCTTCTATGCTCCGTTCTACAATTTCTTCGTTATCCGAAGCAAGGACTGTAAATTGTCCTGGGTGCATTGAGAGCCTAACATCCAAGCGTCTGGCTGCGTCACCGACTTTTGCGTAGTGCTTCTCACAGTACGCCACCACATCTGGACGAGACCAAAAATAGCGCCAGCTAGGCTCGGTAGCACAAGGAAGCTGATTGCTACCCAGTCGGACCATACGAAGATGTTCAGGAAGGCTTCCCACATATTCTACTAACCTTTTCGCTGCTGCTGCGTTGTGTTCCATAATGTCCCACAGCCTTTGTTCAGCAACGTCTCTACTCTGTCTATTTAGCCAAGCGACTGTTGTACACTTTTCTGTAAGTGGACGCTGTAATTCTTCGAGCACTTTATTCTTCTGTGTTTGATCAGGGTGTAGATATTTACAAGCAAATCCAATACGTCTTTGCTGCGATTTTAGAAAATCTCCTGCGTTGGTAAATTTCAAATCATTCATCATTTATATTTTCCATCCAATGTGTTGTGCTTACTATTATACCATGCCCATAAAGCACAATTAATTACATTATACTTGGCATACCATGCTATGTCAACCTGATTGTCTCCGTACATGCGTTTACCTTCTTTTCTAAGATGTCTATACCATAGTTTAAAATCTTTTAAACGATTCATTGCCAATTTTCTAACACCCATGGGTCTTTACAGTCTGCTGGATTAGGTTTACCATGAAACACAGCTATACTCTGTTCTTTTTCTACTGTTGGATAGCCAATTGTTTTGAATTGCCTAACTCCGTTTTTAAGTTCTAGATCACGCCTGTCACGCATTTCCCATTTGTAACTTCTTACCCATTCGTCTGGCCAATACCAATATGGTTTTGTATTTCTATACATCCAATCTTGATCTCCTGGCATACGTCTTATAGTATCATCTTTTTGACTTAAAAAATTATCCCATTGATGTGCTCTGCTACCCACCGTAAGTCTAAACACACTACTATTTACTCTGTCCCAATTACTTCTTATTGATCTATTAAAGTCTCTAATGATTAGAAAATCTTTTTCGGGTTTGTAATTAAAAAATCTGTCAATATTATTACATATTACTATATCTAAATCAAGAAACAAAAGTGTGCCGGTGAATGGGAGTTCATTGCTAAAGAACCAAGGTTTGAACCACCAACCTTGTAGTTTTTTAATTTTAGGCAAATTATGGATTTTTATGCCTTTTTGTATACCTGTGGCATTTTCTGTAAAACAATGAAACTCAAAGTCTTCTTGAGCATGCCTTTTACACATATTATGTAATTTGTTAACATAATCATACGTATACTTATCGCCCCATTTAAGGCATACTATGTGTCTATTATTGGTTTTTTTATTTAGAATTTTTTCTACAACAGGTTTAGCACTAGATTCTTCTTCTGCTTTTTTAGCTTTTTCTAGTGCCTTTCTTGCCCTGCGTACTTCTTTGGATTCAGTCCAATGCTTTGTAGATGGCACTATTGGCTCCATGCTCTGCACATTCACAAGACTCGCACCAGCAACGTCCGTCTGTCATTTCTTTAACAAGATCGTTAGCAAACTTCCAAGCATGATAAGCAAACTTCTCTACGCCTACGCCATCTAGGATTGTAAGCTCAGCAAGTTTTGCTTGCGCAAGTGTTTCAAAATGATACATAAATGGATCATCCGCATCTAGCACAACCTTGTGATCAAATGTATCTTCAAGCCATGCTTTGAGTGGTTTTAATCCGCCAAAGTCTACGACCCAGTTTCGTTCGTCTAATTCACTTGCCGCAAATGTAAATTTAAATTGTAAACTGTATCCATGTAAAAATTTACAATGGCTATGTGCTTTAGGTTGTCTAAAGCAAGCACTCAATCCTATGTTGTGCCCGTATGTTTTTGTACTGTAGTAACTCATATTATACTCCTTGGCTACTGGAGTGTGCGGAATGTTTATAGAGGGGCGAACACATTAGTCCTCTTAGTTTTATAATACTAGTTATCAGATTGGTTGTCAACCTTTAGTTCTTCTCGAATATTTTTAAGTTCTACACTAACTTCTTTTATACCCTTGTTTGTGCTAGACAAAATCTTTACCAACATATGGATACTTTTCATTGTCCACCACCACCAAATAACTGCTGTGAGGAAATACAATCCACAAGCAATGAAGAACAGTGTTTGTGTGCTACAAAAACTCAGTAGCCAAGCGACCATAAGCAAGCCAGTAAAAAAAATGGGCGCCAGTATTGCTGCTCGATTCCATAACAATACTTGACGCTCCAATGCTTCAAGTGTAATATTTTTCATACAGTATTTATTGCGCTAACATATTGCTTAATATACAGAGTTAATAATTGGCAGTGTCTTCAGTTCCATTGCCATACATATGATCTACTTCTACTGCTGTAACTCTGTCATAGCGGAAACTGCGCCAAGCACTGCGATCCACACACCAAACCACAAATACCTTTTCTTCTAGATTGCGTATTTTGGTTTGACTAAGTTTGTCATCTCGTTGTGCTGGCGGTAACATGCTTGGTATTAGTGTGCTTTGCATTCTACGTTCAGCACCATCCAGTTTCTTAAACGTAATGTAAACCACTTCTTCAACTAATAGTTTTTGTAATTCTTCTCGTGTGGGGATGCCCTTTAGAGCTGCCACAGTATCTGCTACCTTGTTCATTGTGTTGCCTTTAGAATAATTGTGTCTGCGTTTAGCCTACCGTTTAGTTTTATATCAGTTGTTTTAATGTTATCCATAAATTTACGCAATTGGACCTTGCCCGCTTGTTTGAACTCTTTGAGTGTTTCGGCAGGTTTGCGTAGGGTTTTTTGGATGCTGGTTTTTTCATTGTAATATAAAAGTGTAGTGCCTTTTACTTGTATTGTAGCAGCTTCATCTGCGATGTATTTGCCTAGTTTGCGTGTCTTGATATTGTATACCCAAACTTCTGTAGCGCCAACCAGTTCTAACGGATTAACACTAACCAATTGTAGCTTATCATCTTTTTCACAATACTTGACTTTGGCTACCAATTTCTCTTTGCTAGGCGCTACTTTCTTGCGTGGCTTACGTGTTGCTTTAGCAGCGTCTATAACCACGCTACAAGCGCCGTGTAGCAGCTCTAATGCTGTCAAGTATGCTTTAGCGTCCTTTTTAGTAAGGTGGCTGTAGCCTTCGCGTAGCTGCTGTAATTGGTCTTTTTCAAACTCGTCCTTACAACGATTGATTTCACCAGGCGTTGGCAGCTTTTGTATTACCCTTGCTTCCTCAAGTTCGCCAGCATAAAAACCAATTATTTTTCTAGCATGTGCTTGTGTTACTTTGTGCTTGGCAAAATGTTTAGCAAAGTCAAATCCCTTAGGATCAAAGTTTTTCTTGTCAGTGATAAAACCATCTAACCATGTGTCTATGTCTTCGCAAACATCAATTGCTTGCTCGCGGATACGTTCTTGTATGCTTGGCACATACACATTCTTTTTGGTTTTTTCTTCTGCTTTCTTTTCTTCTACTATTTTGGCACCTTCTTCTGCCAACCCTAGTATCCAGCGATTTAATGCGCCCTTGTATCCTTCAATAACTTTGTCCGGCCAATGTGTTTCAAAATGTGCTGCTGTAGCATAATGACTTTTGCCGCCTACTTTCCAATCCGGAAGTCTATTAATAGCACTAACTACTTTTTTATCATAGTTTGCTTTTATATAATCTTTTACTTTTACTAACCATTGTTTACTGTCAATTTCATAATGGATATAGTATTGAGCTTTTTGCCAAGGCCAGTCTTCTTTGATCAGTTCCCATTCGTTTGCCTTACGTGCTGCTCTTGGTTTTTTACGTTTAACTACACCTTTTGCCATGTTACCTCCTGTAACTATATATTATTGTTTTATCAAAGTTACTTGATATGGGGCTTTTTTCTGACTGTTCCGCTTTTTGTGTAGTATGCTTCACGTAAACTTGCCAGTCCATCTTTGACACGACTTGGATACTTTCCTAAGAAAGTGCCTGCTTTCAAATCGTCTAAAGTGATATGTTCTTTATGGAAGTGTTCAATGTCATCCCAAACTGCCAACATGGTTTTGCCCATGTCGTCAAAGAAGCCATCTGATAAGATAGCATCATCTTGTTCGTAATATGCGTATGATGCCATGAGATACCATGGCACCATCATGTTTATATTTTTCTTAAACAGATTTGCTGCGTGATCATCTAGCATTTAACACCTATATCATACAACATATTACGTGCCTGTGTAACGTTGTTGCTTGGATCTTCATCCTGCTCTTGGAGTTCTTGTAGCATCAGTTCATGAAGTGTCAACGCCATGAGATATTTGTCTTTGTCAAGTGATTGAAAAAAATCATAGATTTCTTCAGCACTATCACATTGCCACATTTGATCAAGCATTTTGCATTGTTCTGCTGTGAGATCGTAGATCTTCATGACGCAAGTGCCTCTTTGAATCCTTTAATTTTCAAACCCAAAAAATATTGTTCTGCTTTAGTTTTATCATGAAACTCTTTAGATGTTTCAAAATCTAACATTTCGTATTCGTTGAATACAGCGCCATTTGTTGTTAAATCTACAGTAATGGAACGTTCGTTACGTTGTAATACACAAGTTTTCATCATAATTTACCACTTTTTCTATTTCAGGACTGACATCCATAAGAGACATGTTGCTCTTACTGTCTACCTTACTTATAACATACTTACGCAAGTTGTCAAGTTCTTTTTTTGATTTTACTGGCCATCCAGTCTCATCAAATGTGGGTTGATGTGAACTTTTAATGTATTTTGATACTTCAGTATCAATTTTACCATGTCCTAGTTTGTTTAGTAACATAGTTTTTTGTTCGTCGCCGAGCATACTTAAATCATAGTGTATAGGATCTCTAGCAAAATTTACTTCTAGGTTATCTAAATTAAAACCAACACTAGCACACCACGTTTCCATCTCTTGTCCGCTAAGACTATTAAACAAACTCACTGTATAACAAATTTTTGTATCAATAAAACCATGTTCTAACGCATGTATAAAATTTGATTCTACCCGATGCCATTTAGCCGGAGGTCTTTGATATTCATAACGCCTACCTATATCATCAATGCTGTACATCAATTGTATACGTTTGAATTGCTTAAATTGATTTATAAGTTTTTCAGTAAGTTTATAGGTTCCGTTGGTATGATATTTGATCCAAACATCCTTCGCTCTACCTATATCAATTAGGTGTGTAAGAAGTTCGTCATTATGTTTAGTAAGAAAGGGTTCGCCGCCGCTAAGATATAAAACTTCTAAACTGTCACATTGTTTCTTTATATCCTGCCAATGCTGTGGATTGCTTAACCAGTCTTTTCCGTAACTTGGATTGATGACTTGTCCATACCAATCCATTTCATCTTTTTCCCATTTCTTGCTGTATTCGCTGTTACAAATATTACATTTTAAATTACAATGGTTACCTAGCTTTATGTCAAACAAAACTATTTTTGTTTCATCTGTAGAGATTAAATCAAGATGTTGTTCATGCGCTTCTAGTTCTCGCTGTCTTCTACTTTTCAATCCTTGTTCTTCAAGTTTCCAGCACTTTCTACAGCCCTCTGGTTTTTCATTATTTCTAAATTGATCACGTAAAGTTTTATAGTCGTTTGATTTAAGAACTTTATCTAAAGTTGTATTTTTATCATTAAAATCTATTCGTTTACCGTCATCCCATTTTAAATCAGTTCCATATTCAGCACACGGGCGGCAGAATCCTGTAGCGCAAATTTCAATTTGCGTCCATGGTACAATACATTTTGACATTATCACTCCGGAGTAACTTTACCCTTTGATCCACAATGTGGACAATGAAACGTGTACCTGTCTATACACATTTTTTCCATTGTAGCATATGTGAACCAGTTTTTACATTTTATACATGTGAGATGCCAAATAGTTTCTTTGGTTGCTTTGAACATGCCAATATTTATTAAGGAAATATGGTGCGCCCGGAGAGATTCGAACTCCCGACTGATCCGTTATGAGCGGACGGTTCTACCACTGAACTACAAGCGCATTATTTGGTCGGGGCTGCTGGATTCGAACCAGCGATTTCCTGTTCCCAAAACAGGCGGATTGACCAGACTTTCCCAAGCCCCGATTGGCACAGGTGGCGAGATTCGAACTCGCTCAGCTAACGCACTGGTTTTGGAGACCAGCCTACCTCTCCGACTGTAGCGCACCTGCTTAAAAACTTTTTTTAAAACTACACTATCTTTAGCCCTTTCGAGGCCTCTGTCTCTGCAACGACACCTTATTGCAGTAAGGTGTAGTGTAGTTATAAAAAAAGCCCCTAACAAATTTAATGCTAGGGGCTGTTGAAATAACTTTTTTATAAAGTCATGTCAAGACATACCCCAATCTCCTGGTGGCCAACATATTATACATATTGTGTTAGTCTTGAACATGTTAAAATTCCTTCGTTGTATTTATATGTGATAGGTTGGACTACTGATTACCAACAACCGCGTTATGCCCCATCAGGCTCAAAACAACACGGAACCTCACAATAGAATGGTTAATCCTACTTTTTCTGCAATGCTTTGTCTCCAAAGTCTTACAGCGCCACCACAGCGTGTGAGTCAAGTTAATGCCTGGGTAAGCATCGTTTCCTTGCACTATCTAACTAGGACCGTCGTCTTTGTTATGTTTATAATATAGCAAACTATTACACCGTTGTCAACCATTTTATTGCCAAGAAACAAAAAAATCTTCATCTTTTTTGTAAAATTTTTCTATATATTCATTATATGTAATAATTCGCGGACCCCAGTCCTTTAATGTATATCCATTGCTTTTATAAATCACATTTTGATAACAACTTTCTTGTTCGTCTGGATATATTCTAACTAGCCCATCATCAAACGATTGCCATTTGTCTGTGACGCTCATCCAACTACGTTTAACATTTTCCCACCAAGGTTGTTTTTCAATTTGATATCCACGCTTGCGTCTTTGCATACTGAAAAACAGTAAATCATATTCAAAGCCTAACACTTGTTCTACCAATGGAATTACATGGTTAGCTAGTTGATCATGATGATATGTAATTTGTCTTGGACTACGCCATTCAGGAAACATATAAGTTCTGTTGAGTATTCTAGCTACATGTGGAGATAATTCAAGCAAACCGCTGAAATGCCAAAGTTTGTCGTCTAAGTAAGCGATCCAAAACAATTTGTGATCTTCAATTACACAACGATCTTTTGTGTAATTTTCACGTAGCCAATTATCTTCTTGTAGGCACTGTTGTCTTACTTTTTCAAATTCAACATTGTCATGATCAAATACATGTAATCTTACTCTACCCGAAGATACAATTTCATTTATCATAATAATTCACACCTTTAAGCGAATCAGGTTTTGCTAATTTTTCAATCAACCATTTGCCAAAGTCAGGTTGCTTACGGTTCCATCCAAACGCATAACTCCATGGCGCCGCATGATGATTGTTGTGCCAGCCTTCTCCCCAAGAGTATAACCCCATAATAAATGTGTTTTTAGAATCATCGTGTGTGTCAGTATCTTTATGGCCAAACATATGGGCACCTACTGTAATCCACGATATGGTATGTAAACAAAACATTGTGCTTACTAGATATCCATACATAAACAGGTCAGGACTAATAGCAAATAATAACAGTCCCCAGCCAACTAACATATGAAAATAATACTTGTTAAAAAATTTATGATACGGATCTCTTAGTAAATCAATCACTATCCTTGGACTTACATGATGATAAGGAACAAAATTATGCCATAATTTAAATTTTTGCCATACAGTAGAATCTTTAATACAGTGCGGATCTTTATCAGTGTCTGAATATTTGTGATGTACTCTATGTGTAGCAGTCCACGGAATACTAGGACCAACTGTGTTAATTACAGACAAGAAATGTAACACCACAAGAATAAACTTATTTTTTGGTTCCCAAGATTTGTGTGAAAAACAACGGTGTAATCCCATACTGATTCCAACATGTACTACTATCCATGAAAATAACCACGAACCAAATAAGTATGCTGCGTTGAAGTTAAAAATCAACACCAATGGTCCGCCTATGTAGCAAGCTAATTGAAACATGTTTGTTTTTTGATCAACTCTCATTGGTTATGCTTGCTTTCTATCTTGCGTTTTACATAAATTGTATGAGATTCAGGATCTGTAGATGTATCTATTGTTTTGCCATCCCATATGTTAAGTTTTAATTTTAAAGCATCTTGTAACTTATCAACACTACTTAATCTATTCATTAAGTAAAAATTTCCATCATAGGTAAAAATATTTTCAGGTTGGAACATTTCACTACACCAGTAGACTGCTTCGTAGAAATCAGTGGTATCATTTTGCCAAAAAAAGTATTCATCGTCTACTTTATGATGTGTAAGTTTACCAAATTGAGAAAACTGATGTTTGATAAGATCTATTTTATTTTTGTCTTTCATAGGACGATAACCGTACTTTTCTGGATTACGACTGAACAAGCTGTTGATATTATCGTTGTCGCTATCATCTGTTATATCTAAAGGCCACCAATGCCATGATTCTGTTTTCCAATGTTTTTTCATCCAACGCTGTGTGGTTTGCCAACTTTTTTTATCTTCCCCTGGTAATCCAGCAATTAATCCTATTGTTCCTCTATACAATCCAAGATGATCTAAAAAATATTTACGCATATCTTTTAGACATTTTTTTATTTTTTGTGGCGGCATGCCTTTACCAACTGCTTTAGCTGCTGCTGGATGAAAGGTTTCGACACCATAAAAATGTGCCCAAATACGTGCCTTTGCCATTAGTTCCATTTGGTAAGGTCTAACTACAACTAAATCAACTCTAACAAATGCTGAAAAATTAGGCACAAAGGGTAACTCCGATACTACCTCTCCCAACATGCGTAACTTGTCATCGTCATCGTTTACAGTAGGGTCAGCTATAATGTAATTTTTAGTTCCATAGGTTTCGTAGTTGTAAATTAATTCTGCTTTTACATTTTCTTTGTTTCTGTATGTGCTGTTTTTCAATCCTAAAAAAGCATAGCTACAATATTTACATTTAAACCTACAACCACGACTTAACTCAATTGTCAGTGCTTCATGTGGTGATATATAATCACTGTAAGAGTAACGCACAGTCAAGTCTGGCATACTATGAGACGGATAGTCAGTATCACCATTTATCAACATAGTTCTACCGTTGTGTATCATTTTGTGTTTTGGCGGTTCTTTTTTATCATTAAAAAGATAATCGATGATATCATCAGCAGCCTTTTCAAAAAATCCTGTACAAACTAATTCGAATCCTTCGTATTCTTGAAAAGGTTGTTGGCCTCCAGCAAAGTATTTTCTACCTGGATAATTATTTTGTAGCCAACTTGTAAGTTCTCTGACTTTACCGCTAGTCATCCATGTATAACTAAATCCAAAACCAACAGTATCGTGATGAATTATTTTTCTTAGATAACTTTTTAAATCTTCAAAGTTCCAATGTTCTAAAAATTCTACAATTTCTGTATCAAATCCACGGTCACGAAAACTTTCCGCAGCCTTGTATGCTCCGCTGCTTCTTCTTCCCATTATACTTTGATTGAATATTATGATGTGCCGCATAAGTTATTTTATTGTGTTCCAGTATTGAATATCTTTAGCATAGTACTGTTCAAGTATAGTCTTTGTTGTATCTTCCATTTTGATTGTTTTAAATTTTCCAACACGTAATTTTGGCAGAGGAATGTCTTTTTTACAAAAATCCTCAATTTCAGCCCATTGTTCAGTAAGTTTATGAAACGGAATAACTTTATCTACTACTATTCCACTGTCATTGCTAATGTATCTTACCTGTTCTTTGCTAGGTTTAATACCATTTATTGATTGATTAAACCATTGTTGTACAAATATATCAAACGTAATATTGTCGTATATATCGTTTGCTGAAAGTTTTGTAATTTTTTCTAATGTTTTTGGACGACTTGATAAAACGTTAAATACTTCGTTATACATACTTAGAGCACGTTGTATTGGGTCTCTAAACACAGCAAACGACCAGTATGTTTTTAAATTTTTGTTTCCAATGTTGTGATGAAAATTTGTATCAACTGCTTCAGGAAATGCTTCTTTCAAAGCATATTTTATGCTAGACCCAGCACACTTTGGAATGTGGACAAAGGTTAATCCTTTTTGAGTAGCAGTACGATTGATATATAATGACATTTGTCCTCCTAATGGTGCCCCCACACGGACTCGAACCGCGGACCTACTGATTACAAATCAGTTGCTCTACCAGCTGAGCTATAGGGGCAACACGAGTATTTATACTGGCGGTGACGCAGGGATTCGAACCCTGGGTACCCGTTAAGGTACGCCTCCTTAGCAGGGAGGTGCTTTCGACCACTCAGCCACGTCACCGAGGTATAAACTCAAACACGTTATCATCAGGTTCATCTTTGACCACAGTCAACTTAGGTTTGGTTTGAGCAGGAGGTGTAGATAATTCTTCATCTAATTGTTTAAGAATGTCTTCTAGTTCCTGCTCGTCAAGTTCCATATGGTCTTCGATACGCTTTAGACGCAGATTGATTTGGTATAGTAAACCTATTACCTCATCAATTTTGTATCCACTCATTGTGCTACAATGCTCACTGAAACTGGAATACGATCACCTACGTTATATCTATTGTAGGTATAACTACTTGCTCGCACACCATCCCATTCGTATGTGATACGATAGTTTTTGACTTGACGTTGTGTGGTGTAACGATTTTCTTGTCTACATTGGCGTTCGACTCTGTAACCTGTGATTACACGTTGTCCTTTATTCTGATCAGCAGCGATAATGCCGCCAATTACAGCACCTGCGGCAGCGCCATTGTCTTTGCCTGTAGCACCTTTGCCTAGCAAACCACCAATAATCATACCAGTTAGCACATCACCACCTGATGCGCCTCCGCCAGTGTTGCCATAGATTGGCACTTCAACATCGCTACAGATGTTTACTGGTTGGTTGGTTGTAATTTCCTGATAATTAGTTTTAATATTTGTAATAGTAGCATACCTTGTTTCAGCTGATGCTGTGGTAGCCATTAGTGCGAGGGCTGCTACTGTAGAAAGTGACCTTTTCATTTGCCTATCCTTAGATGTTAATACACATTATTTATAACAGCAAATTTGGTATTTGTCAACCTAAATTTAAATCCATTTGTTCTTCTTTAGGCACACCAGTGATTTGTATACCATAGCGCCATACGGTGCTGAAGTTGTATACAGCATGTGGATCATCATTGTCCCAACCAAACCAATCACCAGCACGCCATTTGCCATATGTTTGATCACACACTTGCGAGATTTGTCCTGGCACACTGTCTTCTAGCATTACAACAAAGCGTCTAATGTTTTGATTTTTCAATCCGTGAAATGTTTTATACTTGCCGTATAAATCTCCGTGTAGCGGTAGATATTGTCCAGGTGTAAACAAGTTGATTGCTACACTAACATTAGTAATTTCAAACTGCGGAACAATATAATCAAACACCACTGGCGGTAAAGGATTTGGCTGGAAGTAATTGTATAATGTCATATACATTTTACTATGCCCAACACTGGCAAACTCGTTGAGTAAGTCATTGTCTTTGTGAGTGTCAAACTTGTAGTCTAAAGATTTGAACTCTTCGATATCCCAAGAGGGTTTGATATGTCCTTTGTGTATCATCCTTGGCCTCTTATCCTAAGATTTAACACAAAATTTTCTACAAGCAATTTTACAATAGTAGCCATCATCACTGTGTGGTGATATTCAGGATTTACACTATTAAATTGATCAACTACACTGTTAGCCATAAGTTCATACGCATCAGCTTCTTTGATGTTTAATAATCCCCAATCTATATTATCTTGGATTTCCATCTGGTTAGCTAAATCAATTAGTAGTGCGATAGCTTCAGTTCTTGTAGATGTCATTTAAGTTCTTCCCATATTCTATATTTTTCTAATTCACTACGGTACTTATCTCCCAAACGTTTTAGCTTTGGATATTTAGATTCTAGCTCTTCGTTAGTAATAAAAGGTAGTGGATTGCCTTCGATGGCGTCATTCCATGCCTTACCCATTTCGTAAATTTGTTGTTCAGACAGATTCTTGGTTCGCATACGGGGCCATCTCTATTTCAAAGTTTTGCCCTGCTGTTTTATCCTCAAAGTGAAAAGTATGTTCGTATGGTCCTGTCCAATCTGTCATACTCCACTGATGTCTTTGTAAATTTCTACGACACCAAGTTTTGCCCTTGTCTACTACATCACTGTGTAACCTTACAACATAGCCAGGTTTCCAACGTAACTTGTATTCAAATATTTCTATAGGTGTCATCAATGTATCGTTGGAAATGTTTCTGGGTCATTAGCATCGATACCCCAGTATTTTTTAAGAAAATAACAAACTGATTCTGGAACTTCAGCTTCTTCATCTGTCGTTGGAATGTACAGTCCTTTTAGACTGCCGTCTTTTCCAATAACTACAGCATAATCGTCTTCGTCTAAAGTATCTTCAATACCTAGATAATCATGACTCATTTTCATTCCACTTCATAATTTCTACTTCGCCATCTTTATTTTTTTTGTGCCGCAAAAAACCATTGTTAATCAATGAATCAATAGTTAAATCAATTGCGTCTTCAAGTTTACCACGTCCTAATAAAAATCCCGCATAAGAACCTGCTATATACGTGAGCCCAATCCACATCATCATATTCATGCTACTTCTGCCTTAAAGTTGTCTCTGCCCCATCCACTGTATTTACTCGCAGAACCATAGCGCATAAAGCACTGCTGTTCCGCAGTGCTTTTGCTTAGACATTTGACTGTGTCGATGTGCTTAATTTTGCGTCCATCGGCATCAACTAACCAAATATTGTAGTAATTAAACATTACTTTCAATGTCCCTTAGTAAGTCTCTATCTTCCCATTCCACTTCACGTTTAGCATCTTTCCATGATTCATAGAACATGTAACCAAAAAGTGGCACTAGTAAAAATACAATTGGAATACCAATTTGTAATGCTAGTGTTGGTGCCATAGTGCTTAAGGTCATTACAACCATTACATAACCCATGATACCAAATGGAGGCAATACTTTGCCTAAGAATTTTTTTGTAACTCGATTCATATTAGATCTCCTGTTTTCTGAGCTTTACATAATTTAAGCGTGTCATTGGTGTATTTGAATCACGCTCGAGATCCTCCCCTTTTATACGTGCGACAATGTCATACGTATCTCCTACAGCATATTTATTTTTTACAGTAAAGCACACCAAGTCTTTACCAATAGCACCAAAGTGCATAAATGCTGGTTCCGTTATCCAGTCACTGTTTAATGTAATGACCTTCAATATTTCTACCTCAGTAGGCTCAAGCCTATCTCCTTTGAGGTGTTTACTTTCTGAGAACTCTGTTTTCAAACGTAATTTATATTCTTTGTTTGCTAGTTCTCTATCAACAAACGCTGGTAAGTAGGCAATTAATCCTACTCTACCAATGTTAGTTTCGTCACTGCTATAGGCAGCAAATAAATCTGATTCAAACTGCGGCAGGTCGCCTAACGCTAACATTGTATAGCGGCGCATATGCTTTTCGCCTTCTTTAGCTGCCTTACGATCTTCTTCCTTAATAGTGAGAGGAACAAAATCTTCTGGTTTCCATTCACCGTGAGCTGTGAATGCGATCAGTTCTTTATTGCTAAAAGTTGTAGGTTGTCCTTCGCTGTAACGACGAGTTTGCTTTTCATAACCGTTGTTAACACGATATGCCGCATAAGCAAGTTCAATAAGATGTTCAGTTTTATAAGATGTCATTGCCTTCACCAGTGCCTTTATCTTTGGTAACAATTTTCTATAACTTAATATAGCAGGACTAGAGTCTATTGTCAACCTAACATTTCCAAATATAAATTTTATCTTGTTTCTTTTTGCCCTTTTGTTGTCCTAGTTGCTGTAACAAGTCTTCTTCATCGTCACAAGGTGTTAATCCATGCTTTATAGCATCATCATACATTTTAGGAGAAATATTAAAGCACACATTGCCTCCTGTTTTAATATTATTTACACACTTTTGCCAAAGTGGAATAAAAAAGTTCACATAAAAGTCTTCGTCTTGTTCCCAAGGCGTCATATGCTCGTATATTTCTAAGTTTACATAAGGCGGAGATGTAAGCACAAAATCATAATCTATAGCACTAAAATCTACATCTAAGCAACTTTGCCATATCATACGCTGTGTTGAGTTACGTTGCTCCTGTATCAAACTATTACCAAAGTCGCTGTAGTTGTCGAGATATTGTATCATATAATTATACGCATCACGCATTTCTGTGTTTGTGTCTATTCCTGTATAATCAATATCCAATGCCCAAGCACCCAACAGTCTGCCACCCCAGCCGGCGGTTGGATCTAATACATGTTTAACATTATATTTTTTATAAAGATACTTGGCTGTTGTACTCTTAAACATTACAATACTGCCTAAGTTTATTCTAAAACACTCATATACATTACCTGCTGGTGTTCTGCCTCCACGATTACGTTTACGTGTACTGTCTATAAGTTTATTCCACGCTTCGCTATCGTTGTGAATGTCGTAGATAGTTTTACCTTTATCTCTACGACATTTTAACAAGTTTTTAAATTGGAAATGATATAAGAAAGGATTACCGTAGAAGTTGTTAGCATTTTCTTCTGCGGTAAATCTTTTTAGATTCTTAAGATCTCTATTGAGTTCATCGTCTGTGATTAACTTGTGATCTTCTATGTCTTTTATAGTTACTGTGTGTAAATTTTCATTTACAGGTTTAAGCACTCAAAAACTCCAATACATTTTGTTCACACTGTTGTCTACTATTGTGTGTAAAATAATTAGTCTTTTCTTTACCACCTTGTTGAAAAAACTGTTTACGACTACTAATTATAAAGCCTCTGTTGTGTTTGTCAAGTTCTTTTACTTGACTACTAATATTATCAGCAAGTTGTTGTAATTGTATTAAGCCTTCGTTAATAATTTTTTGCTGTTCAGGTGTAATTACATCTTCGCCCATAAACAAAGTAGTTTGATTAAGTTTACCACTACTCATTATATAAGCTGCTCCTGGCTTAGGTGTGCTATCGTTCCACATAGGATGTGTACCTTTGCCGCTTTTACATTCTAATGCTACAAATCTTCCACAAAAATCACGTACAAGAATGTCTGGAAAACTTTGGGTACCACCTGGCTGTAGAACATAACTGCCTGCTGGTAGTTCTATTAGTGCTAACGCTAATCCTGTGTCATCAATAAAATCACTTTCCCACCATTGCTTCAAATGAGAACGTTGAAGGTTTGGAAAATCGTTTTGTGTATATCCTTTGAATCCATGTGTGTCTAACACACTAGCAACAGCATCCTCATGCCCAGGATTGTAGTCGCCACTGCGAGCATTTTCATTTTTATAATAGCCCATTGCTAATATTTCGATACCAGCATTATACAATTGAGTACTCATATCTGTGTCCATTTCTTATGTGCTAGTTTGTTTTGTTCTGCCCATGTTACAAACAATCCTGTTTCTCTGCCATGTGCTTCAATTTCACTAGGTTTATCCCAGTAATCAAATTCATTTTCGCTTTCTTGTTTTAGTTGCCCTAGCTCGTACTGTTTAACATGTACTAATTCGTGTGCTAGAGTTGTAAGCATATCACGCAAACGGAGACTGCGTTTAATATCAATTTCATATTCGCCATTGTCAACTTGAATACAACCACCAAGACTACGATCGTTTGTCAAACGTCTAAAACTTATTTCAATGTCAGGATTTATATTGAATTTGTTACAAACAAATTCAGCCATGCTGTAAGCATACATTTTTTGAGCTTTTGTGCCGCCTTGAACGTATATCATTGTTGCCTCTGTGCTGCCTATAACTATATAATAGCATAAACTAGCATATTGTCAACCTATAATCTGCGTGTGATACGTCCTTTTTCTAGATCATAAGGAGTCATTTCTATCCTTACTCTATCTCCAGCGACTAGTCTTATCTTAAACTGGCGCATCTTTCCGCCTGTATAACATACCACTAAATGTTCATTGTCTAATCGGACTTTAAATGTTTGGTTAGGCAACACATCTATTATGTCGCCTTCTACTTCTATAATATCTTTATTTTTCGTCATTCTCTTTTTTTTCTAAAACGATGATTCCTTTCTCTATTTTAACACTAAGCACATCGCCTTCTTTCCACCCCAACTGTTCTCTAATTTCAGGAGGGATGTTCATCAACACATTTTTATCATCACCTTCGATATCTTCAAATATGTCTTCTACTTTATATTCATAATTATTTACCAAATGTATTTCTCCATAGTCTACGTGTCTTTCCAATTATATTTTTTGGTTCAATTGTCACAGATTTAATTGTAGACTTATCTTTGTGTTTATCTACTACAATAGCAACAGCATCCTTACTACTATTGCTTTCTACAATATAATGATCGTTTTGTGTAACAACCTTCCACTTCATTAGTTTCTCCAAAAATACACACTAGAACCTTTGCTCATTGTATCGCCGCCATTGTTGTCAACTTCCTCACCTTTATAGGTAACACTAGTTAGAGTGTCATCACCGTTCCAATATTCCATAGTATAAATTTTTAATTGTTTTGGATCAAATTCTCCTGTAGTTTCAATTATACCATCAAAAAACGTGCCTTTCTCAGCATTAAAAATCTGTACAGTATATTCAGGTTCATCTGCTTCAGTAACTTCCATATCTACAGGAATACTATTATTTTCAGTCCACTCAGGTAAATCTTCGCTTACAACTTCTTTTATTACAGCATCACCCCAATCAGGACCAGCAACTTCGTCTATATCTATAATAGCACTGCTGAAATCAACACCATATTGATGTTCGACTAATTTGTCACAATCATACCACATTTGGTTGTATTCTCCTTCTTCGTCATACAAAAAAGCAGAACCATCGGGAATTACTACTTCATCAAAATCATCAGGATCTAAAAAATAACTAGCAACTAAGTTTGTATCATCTTCGTTTAGTTTATTCCAATAATCGTATTGATCTTTAGTTAATGAAAGATAACCACATTCGCAACCGTAACCTCTAATGCGTATTGTGTAATATCTAGGACCTTTAAGATCTTCAACTAGTTCTTGTTTTTCTTCTGTAGTAGCCATTTTTTCCTCCAATAATACTTATTATATAGCCATTTTATTTGTTTGTCAAGCTAAATATGTTTGTAGCAGAGCGTGAGGGCGCACATGGATTTTTTAACTTTAGTAGGGGATGTAGGCTTTCCGATAGCAGGAGCCTTAGCAGCAGGCGGTTTTGTTTTCCTTACATTGAAATTTATTCTAGCAGGTGTAACCGGAGGAGTTACAACTCTAAAAAATATCATAGGACAATTAGATAATAGAGTTCAAACTATGAACAACGATCTTATTAAGATTGATGCGTTGTTAAGTTATACTTTGAACGTTAGACCTAATGTAGATAGGTTAGCAGCAAACGAAGGAAAAGAAGATGCCAGACGCGACTGATGATAAAGGTAAACTAGAAGTAAGTGTGAGAATACTAGGAAATGAACTAGTAGCACTAAGAATGGATGTAGACGATTTCAAAATGAAATGGTTAGTAATGGGCGTGGTAGCAATAGTAGCTCTTGGATGGGCTGCTGGTAACTTTGGCCCTGAACTTATGGACATGTTTGGAGAATAAATGGATATTGCGGCTGCTGTAAGCGAATATGGATTTCCAATTATTGCCGCAATGGGCATGGGTTACTTTATCTATTTTATATGGAAATGGGTAACTGAAACTATTGATCCAGTAATTGGTGAGACAATGGGTACTCTAATAAAACTAGTCGATCGTGTTCGCATGTTAGATAATGACATGATTAGACTTAATCAAAAACTGTCAATGGTTTTGGAATACAGAGCAAAATTAAATCCACAGAGACAGGACGAATTACAACGCCTGGTGGATGAATACAAAACTGGTAATGTCCAGTCTAATAGCACAGGAGGGAATGATGATGTTCGAAAAGGGGATGACGATAGCTGACATACTACCAGCTGACACAGAAATGGTAGGCACAGCTATGCCGTTGGATACAAAAGAAAACAACGACCATATCAAAGAGTTTTTAAAAGGCAAAGAATATCTAAAACAAGAACTACTAGAGGCATTGACATAATGAAAGGAGCGCCTAGAACTTGTAAAAGTTGTGGGCATAAGTGTCATTGTTACGCTCCAGACTGTAAAGAATGTATAAATGATGTATGTGTCAAATGTGATTGCGAGAATTCAAAATCTAAATAAGTATCTTTATGGAACTATATTTAGGCAGTTGTGAATATAAATGGACGCACAAAGAAACACATATGGAACAGATGTGGATCCAACGTGAAGTTGGCACAGATGTTTACAAAACAATAGAAGAAAATAATTGGGAATGGAAGCTAACACGTAGCGGTAGTAGAACGTTGCCAGATGATATCTATTGTAAATGCGATATAAGTGTCATACTTCCTGAATCAAAAGAAGCCACACATTTTATTCTCAAACACTCGGAGAAAGCAATATGATTTGGATGGACTATGTGATAGAACAAGCAGGACCTCACTTCAGAGTCAAGGGCGACTGGCTTGGAGAAGTTATGGGCTGGACTAAAGATGGAAAGAAAACCGGCGGTAAAGAAACTGTTCTTTACAAACCAGGTGATGTTTTTATTGTAAACGAAAACGGCTGGCTTATGAAATCAGACGAAGTTAATGCTCTTTTGTTAAAACATGAGAGCAAGGTTAATGATTGAAATAGTATTTTTCTTTGCCCTTATAATTAAACATGCCTTTGCTGATTTGTTTCTACAAACATTTATCAAAAAACCTCACAGCAAAATACGTTACTTTGATAACGGACATAGACACTACGCACATCATGCTGGCGTAAACTTTGTAGTGTGTTTGTTTTTTGTATCACCTGCCTGGGCAGTGATCTATAGTATATTTGATTACATTATACATTGGCATGTTGATTGGGGCAAAACAGTGTTCTATACAAAGTTCAATTGGAAACGTGACGAAGCTAGGTTTTGGCGATTACAAGCATTAGACCAAGCACTACATTACACTACTGCTTTTGTAATTGTGTTACACGCTCATATGTTTGTTTTATAATATCACCAACTTGATCACTTACCATAGTTTCATAATGTGTGTGATTAACTTCTATGTGCTTCATGTCAGTTCTGTGACGCATTGATTCAATAGTACAAACACCATCATTAGGTCCGTTGTGATACGGAACTGACCCTGCTGTTGTTACTACTTGTGTCCAAGGTATATCCAGTTCAATTTCATTTGCTTCACGTATAGGATCACTTCTCCTGCCAATATCTTTAAACAATGGATAGCTTGGAACAATATACTTTGCCCAATCTGCTGTACTACTGCCACGGAACGGAGTGCTAATACTAACACCTCCTATGACACGCACATACTTGGTAAGATGTATAGCATACAATCCGCCCATGCTATGTCCTACAACAAAGTGCGGACCTTTACCTTTACAAGTATCACCAATCATTTCTAAGTTTTCGTAGAAGCGATTCATACTGTTGTAATTTACTAATATTTCATTTGTAAAATTAGTCTTACTTTGTAGATATTTAAAACTGAGACTTGTTTGGTTAGCACCATGACACCAGATAACATTTATGTCATTTGTTGTACGTTTTTCTTCCGCAGTAGGCTTACCAAAAAAATTCTTAAAAATACTATAACCGAGCATACTCTATTTACTTGTGGCTACAAATACACCATTCCAATCTGATGGTAAGTCTTGTGTTTTCATATATTCACAACGTTCCATCCACATTTTATAATAGCCTGTCATTTTGAAATCAAAACAATTTGTCAATGCAGCACTTATTCTATAAGCTTCATCAAAGTCTTGTGCTTTATATGCTTCCATCATTTTTTCGTGTCTGTATTGATCTTTTTTCCAGGCATGTTGTGGATTATCTAATACAGTATAAATGCTTAATCCTACACTTTTGCCTTTTACTTGTAAATCGTCTACTTTGAGATAGAAGAAGTCTTCCTTTGTTGCTTCGTATGTATTTTCTCCAACAAGTAATAGACATCCGTATTCTTTACATTTGCTTTCAACACGAGCTGCTGTACTGACGGCGTCTCCGAGTACATCATAACTGTGTCGTTTGCTGCTGCCCATTTCGCCCAGATAACCAAGCCCAGTATTAATGCCGGCACCCATACCGACAGGTGGCCTACCTTCGGGTATAATAACTTCTTCATTAAACTTCTCCACTGCTTTCAACATTTTAAGTCCTGTTTCTACTGCGGTGTGTGCGTGTCTGTTGTCGTCAATTGGTGCGTTGTGTATGTGCATACTAGCGTCACCAATATACTTTATAATCATGCCATCTGCGTCAAGCACTGGCTCTGTAATGGCATCCATGTAGCCATTCATTATTCTTGTTAGCCCTTGTACATCGTCTCCAAATGATTCACCTAATGGTGTAAATCCACGCAAGTCACTGAACACGATACTCACATCTTTCTTTATACCACGTTTAACAAGCTCTGGAGATTCTTGTAATAGTTTAACCACTGCTGGGCTGGCGTATCCTTCGAATTGTTTTTTAATGGCTTGCTTTTGCAGGAACTCGTCGAGGAACTTGAGCACATATCGTTTGAGACCCACGAGCAAGAGGAAAGCACTGATAGTAGCGCCATCAATAAGAATATTTTGTGTATTGAATACATATATACTAACTCCAATAAAACCGCCTACTGACAATACAAAGAAGGCTATACCAACATATGTCCATCGGGCGAGTGCAATTAAAAATACGCCTGCCGTTATTAACGCTGCTAGTTCAGCCCATGCTTCTGCGTCAGGATGTCTGCTTATGTTTGATTCATTAAAAACTGTTCCTAGCATTGCTGCTTGGACTTCGTGTGGGAACACTGAACCTGCTGCTGTTGCTAATGGCTGTGTAAGCCCTGCTGCTGTTGGTCCTACAAATACTATGCCGCCAGCAAAGTCATCTGGTAAGTCTACTGCGCTATATGACTTTGATTGTTGACTCCAGTCAATCCATACTTCACCTGTTGGGCTAGTCTGTATAACACCAAATTGTGGTATGCGTAGTTTGTCTACACCCATCGGTGATAGTTTGATTTGGAAACTTGGATCACCTGCTAGTACACGCAATACCTCCATTGTAACATTTGGATACAATGTACCGCCAGATTCTACTACTAATGGTATGCGTCTTGTTACACCATCTATTTCAGGCCAAGAGTTTGTAATGCCTGACCCAATGGCGTTATTTTCGATATCAGGAACATTTGCTATGATTCCTGGAACGCTTGGGATAGTATAAATGTAATCACTGTTTACTATAGTAGCACCAGGATTGATTGGTTCATTTTTATTTTCTTCGGAGCCCAGCATTGTGACAATAACTGGATAATTGCTCATAGTCAGGGCAAGCATAACGTCCTCGCCCTGACGATCTGTTTCAGACATCAATACATTGAACACTACTAGTCCAGCGCCTCTGGCATATATCTCCTCTATAAGGCTACCATAATCACCTCTCGGCCACGGCCATTGTCCGTATGCCTCTAAACTTGGCTCATCAATATTCACTGTATAGATGTTGTTTTCAACTGGCTGTTGATTCACAATCAGCGAGTCAAAGTACCGTAATTTAACACTTTCTAAAAACGGCGGGTTTAAATAGAATAGATAACTTAGTACTGCTAATACTAATAGGCTCCATAATGGTGAAAATATAATTTTTCTCATCTTGTTTTCCCTGTGAGTTTGGCTTTTAGTTTATCCATTTCTTCACGTTTTGCTCTTGCTTTTTCTACTTCTTTCATAGTATCTTCAAACCAGTCTCTGTTGTCTACCTTCTTATTATTCTTCTTCCGTACTCTGGGTTCTTCAGATCTGGGTACCTCCAATACACTACTGGGCTTTTCCTCTCTTTTTGTCTCAGTTTGAACCCTTTGTGTTGGTGATGAAATACTTCGACGTAGTCGTTGGATTCTTTCTCTGAGTTCTTGTTGTTTGGTTTCATAATACCTTTCATACATTTTCTCTTTGAAACGTTTATCTACTAACTCATCTACATAATCTTTAAGCAGTCTTTCAAGTATCCACTTCAACATCTAGTATTTATTATGCTTGAAGAAGTACCCAAATAAAGCCATACAGACCTGCTGCGCCTACAGCAAAAACAAGTAATCCTATTACCCATGCTATAATAAATTCTTTTCGTTCTTGTGCTGCGTATGCTTGCTCTCTACGTTCTTTACGCATTTGTGCTTCTATGTTTACAATTTCTTTCCAAGCACTAGGTCCATAATACAAGCTGATATATGAACGCAATTCCTCACGCATTTCGTCAGCTTTTTTCTTATGCATCCATACTTCCATAGCATTGGATTCTACGCCACCGCCTAATGCTTTGTACCACGGTGGCTTTTCTGCTTTAGCATGAGCATAATCAACATCTGATATTGCTCTTGCCCATTGTCCAAGTTGTGAACCCATGTCTTGGATTTCTTTACCTGTATTAATTGCTGATTTGATACCATTGTAGGCTGCTGTGGCCATACTTATGGCTGATACTGGATCTATCATTCGCCCTCATTTCTAGTAGATGCCCTCTACTAGCGATATTTATCAAAACAGAATTTTAAGTCCTATACTTAGCATGTTAGTACTTGCATTATCATTGATACTTCTTTGTAAGTCACCTACAAACTTTACATTTTCTGTAACGTGCTTGTCAACACCAATGCCGATACGTGTTGTACCTTCTGTGCTTCTGCTGATGTGAGCTGTTCCAAGATCAAAATCAAAGTTAGCACCTAATGTAGCATAACGATATGTTTCATCAATTGCTGCGTGAGATAAAGCACTTTGTATGCTTCCTGTTTCAGTATAAGCATCAGTTGAACGCTTGCCTGCTACAATACCTAAAACTGGACGAATTTGACCTGTGTTTGGTTCTACTTCAACATTTACCCAAGTATCAGTTGTTGAATATTCACCTTGGTTAGTAAAGTCACCAATGTGTCTCTCATAGGTTGTATCTTGACTAGCACGATTAACTGTGCCACGCACTGTGTATTCATCTAGTGATTTGCTTGCGCCTACGCCCATATGTAGTGTGGTCATATCTCCTGTACTACATGCGTCAGCACTGGTAGTGATTCTGTTGATCCCACCTTCGATTGTAAGTAGATCATCTGTAGTAGTTGATCCACCCACGCCTAACACACGACTTTCAGCACTACATCCATCTCCTAGATCTGATGTAATACGACTACCTGCTACATAGTCAGCAAAACCTAAACTGTGTAAGTCTACAGCACGACCAATTTTTTTGCCTGTATCCATACGTCCAACAAAACTCGACAGTGTTTCTGTGCTTGTGCTTGCTGTTCCTAAAGTACCGTCACTGTAAATGTCCCAAGTTGCTGTTGCTTTTTCTCTAGCAATAGTTTGTACGCCATCTGCTGTTGTACTTGTGTGACTTGTAACACTACTTGTGCCTGTTCCTACCACAGTTGGACCGCTTGCTGCGTCTGTAGCACTACCAACATCTTCTAGTGTTCCCCACGAACTAACATCAGCGCCGCCACCTGCACCTGCTGTAATAGCAGAATCCGCAGCATCAAAAGCACTTGGTCCAAAGATGTAAGCATAGTTTGCTTCTAATATGTCACCTGTACTAACACCTGTCCAATGCCAAGTAAGACCAATAGTATTGTCTCCTGTGTTTGTGTTTGATCCATCACCATCTACAGTATTTTCTGTATACGCATCTGCTTCTGTACTCCACCCACTAATACCAGCATCTACATTACTATCTGTTGAATACAATCCTAACGCATAGCGTGAAACTGTTGCTTCAGCAAATGCTACATTACTATCTGGAATGACGCCATAACCTAGCACGTTGTCTGTAGCACTGGTGTCGCCTGTTTCTGGCATAGCATCTGGATCAATAAAACGTCCAAAGTATACATCAGCAGCATCGCTTCCAGCAGTAATATCTGTACCAATCTCGATATGTTCTGCTGTAGCACCTAAACTATAAGTGTTTTCTATTTCCCAACCACTGTGTGCTGAATTTGTGCCTGTCCATACAAACCCATCTGTGGTATCTGTTAAACCATCAGCATCTGTCCATGCGTTTGAACCAGTGTTGTTGTTTGATGAATTTGTGCCGTCAATTTTTAAAGCAAATCCATCAAATGGTGAACCTGGTGTTAGATAGTCACCTTGCTCTGAATCTGCTGGAAATGTTCCTGACCCTGTGCTATCAAACTGTAGTCCTGGACGAGTGCCTCCGCCTGAGCCGAATGTACCTGTTGTACCATTGACGCCTGCTTTTACATAATCGTTTTCAAGTATACCCATTCCTGTTACACTTGAGTTCATACTTGATGTATCGGCTAGAGCCGTCGTTCCTAAAAGTGCTGCCATTACGCTGACAATCGTTATATTTTTCATTTTTTACCCTCGTTGTTTAGATGCCGGTTGCGCCCTCACGCCGCGGACCATGTTATTTAATCATAAACTCTAATCCAATAACTACGCCTACATTATCTTTTTCAAAACCAGGATGAGCAAACATCCTAAAGTTTTCATGATCATAAGTAATACGAGCCATTGGTGAGTATTTGTTGTTATAGCCTGTAACTACTGCTCCTTCAAATCCAAAATTATTAAATTCATGTCTATATCCAACATATGTTGAATTATTCCTTACACTGTTATAATAAGTTCCTACTATATAATTTTCGTGTTCAAACCTCATGTGAGGATGTACACTGTTATAGTTATTGTCAAAGCCAAGATGTAAACTTAACCCAATACTTAATGTAAGTGCTTCAATTCCCATTATCTTGCCTTTGTTCATAATGAGAGTCGATATTGTTTGTTACCTTGCCAGCTGCCCACCAGCCAAAAGCTGTTAGGAAACCTACAAGAAAGTAAACCAGAACATTTTCCAAAAATCAGTGCCCTCTGTAAATATTTTTACAGTAATATTTAGTGACTAATTTGCTCAAGTTATATTACAATTTAATTTTGTGAAACTGTTATAGCACAACCTGCTGTGTTTGTACAAATACCAGTAAGGCTGTAGGTCTTGCTTGTGGCTGTGTTGTTGGTTGTTTGATTGCTGGTCACTGAATAAGCACCGCCGCTGTTTGTAAGATCAATTTCAAATGAATGTGCCATAGTTCCACGTTGACTAGCATCAACACTATGATCATCACCTGTAAGCACTATGTCTGCCCATTGTTGACCACCATTGCCTCTTTGCTCTAGTGTAACATCATTGTTGTCACCTTGTATTTCAATAAAGCCATCGTGTCCTGCTTTGCCCATTTGTGTATGCGTTACACCATTATTGTCACCATTTACAACATTTGCTATGTGATGTCCAGCGCCACCTCCACCACCTCTGTTGGTGTCTGTTTGATAACTGTCTAGCATATTATTATCGCCTGTGACAGTCCAGTATACTTCGTGATCACCAATTTCGTCTGTATCAACAGTTCCATCATCGTGCTTGCCTTGCCAAGCATTGACAGCATTGTAATCGCCTGTTACTACAACACGGCTAAAGTTATTGTCTGATTCTTGATAACTGTCTACGTCATTACTGATTCCGTCAGCTTCTGCATAAGATTCGTTGTAATCACCTTTTTGATATACAGTAATTGTATTGCCAACATCATTGTAACTACTGCCAGTTTCAGCGTGAGCATCATTGCCATCACCTAGTTGTGTAACGGTCATTGTGCAGTCTTCGCCTTGACAATCTATTACAGCATCATTATTATCGCCAGTCTGTGTTAGAGTGCTACTACTATCTCCTATATCAGCATTGTAAAATCCAAGCGTATTGTTGTTACCTGTTTGTGTATAAGAAAATGTAGAAGGACCAAGACTTCCTAGCAAACCTTTGTTTGATAGATTATTCAAATCACCAATCTTGTTATTTTCTCCATCCTGTGTAATGGTGAGATCAATATCGTCACCTACTTGATTAACATAAATTTCATTACTAAAAGTTACGTTGGGTGATAGTAATACGATTAGCGCCGCCGACGCCAACACGGTAACCAAATTCATAAAATGCTCCTTGTTCCATATCTATGCTATAACTATTATTTTGACTTAAAGTTAACTGGAAATAATGCTGATCGCCTTCTCGTCTACTTAATAAGAAGTTAGGAAAAGGTTCGTCATAAAAAATATTTGTTTCAGGATCTAAACCTAAAAACTTTTCTTCAAAAAACTCTATGTTTTGTGCTGAGAGTTCATCAAACCATTGTGCTAAAATAGCAGCCAATTGCCTTTCCATTTCGTCAACCCATACAGGGTCTAAATATGTCATATTATCTAATTCTGTGACCCAAATGTTTTTGATACCTTCTACAAGTGGATCTTTATCCAGTTCGTCAAATTTTAAAAAATCAATATCTAATAAATCAGTGTTTGGATATTGTCTTAATATTTCTTCTGTGTAAGGGGATACTTTGCGTACAATTAACATTGCTGTAAGCATGTTTTCTGGCAAGTCTAATACTATACTTGGTCCTGGATGAGCACCTCTATGCTTGACAATAGTGGTTTGGAATGCTTGATTCATTATAACTTGTCCAACGTCAGACTCAACTGATATTTCTCCTACAACACATAGTCCTGCCGCATCACAACTTGGCAGTAGTGTAATCATTGATCCACCTATTTCATCTACGATCATCATAAAGTCTGTACCACGCACATTGATTGTAGCACTTGGTGTTCTGATGTTTACTCTTTGTCTGCTGTTCTTTGCTATTTGTCCACTAGCATAACGCACTGCGCCTAGAGTTGCTTTCATTGATAGCGAACCAGTTCCTGAATTTGGATCGTAAATAAATTCATCTATTGTCATACGTGAATGTTCTGTAACATCAACACGGGTATCGTCTAAAAAGTCCATACGGAGAGAGCCTTTTCCTGTAACGACTTTGTCATTCATTTCAAGACCAAGGCCTACTTCGCCATTGTATTTTTCTGCTTCACGTTGAATTGTGCTAGAACCTTTATGTTCTGCTATTGTGCCAATACTACTATATACTGGGGTTGCTAATAGGCAACTAATCAGACTGAGTAATCTTAACATCTTGTCCATCACCTGAGAATGTGCCGTCTACAGTGTTATCTTTTATGCCACTTTGATCTATTTCATAAACACTGCCGCCACCTGTGATGTCTAATGTTATACTATGTCCACTTGTGTCGCCGTCTCCGCTTTGAGTTGTAAGAATGACATTACCACCTGATCCTGCTGTATAGCTACCACCAGAATCTGATACTGTAGCTGTACTTGCTGTAGCACTATTATCAACTGTAATATTCAAAACTGCGCTTGCTCCGTTAATAGTGCTGGCCAGGACATTACCATCACCGTCTATTGAAAAGTCAACTTGTGCTCCGTCAGCGTCTGCTGTTTCACCAATTGCTAATTGAAAGTCATTACTACTACCTGTAGTTGTAATGTTTAGTGTTACATTTTCACAATTTACACCCGCAGTTTGATCACATGTTAAATCTACGTTATTACTATTTCCTGTGAATACCCACGTACCAGTGTATGTGTTACCTTGAATGTCTGCTTCAATGACGTTAGTATTTCCTGTTTGAGTAATACTAAAGGTCATATCATCACCATCTAGGTTTACATCGGTGGTAGAATTACCAAATTGGTTATCTGTTCCATCTTGCGTTATATCCAAATCAAGTGTATCACCTATCTGAGTGATATAAATCTCATTTGCTAATGTAGCTGTAGTGAGAAGTATTGATATGAAAAAACTATATAAAATTGCCCTCATTTTTTCACCTCCGGCTTCCGCCAAACGTATTTATACATAGCCTATTGTTTTATAAATACAAAGGTATTTAGTGTAAATATTTTTACAGTAAAGTGAGTATATTATGAAAAAATCAACAGTAATGAACGCATTAGCATTAGCAAAACAAAAACACACCGAACAACAAGTATTTTGGGAAACATTTGATAACTTATGGCCTGTAGCAGATAATACAGAACCAGAAAAACAAGAAGGCTATTGCTTACACGACGATATAGATGAAATTATTTTTCAAAAAGTTGTAGATGCTTTAAAGGAAAACGCTGGCAACAGAACACATGCTGCTAAAGATTTAGGAATAAAAAGAGAAACATTATTAGCTAAGATGAAGAAATATTGTATTATTTAAATTTCCACAGCTCTAGTTCAGCACCTTGATATATTAATTCTATAACACCTTGTTCGATAGCAGCTCTAACAGCATAATTTGTTGCTTCGTTCACAGTGTATCCTGTTTCTACTTCTAATGCTTCTGTACCAAGATCTAAAAACTTGAAAGCACTAGCACCTTGTCTATAACTTGCTATTGACTTTTGAGCTGCTACACTTACTAAAACTCTTCCTGTACTAACACTTACAAGACGCATAGCTACTGTGACGGTATCAACTCTATATTCAACTGCTGAACCAACACCAAGATACATTGCTCCGCTGCCACCCGTTTCTATATTACTATCATAGCCAATTATGCCACCTTCAAGTAACAAGCCAGCAAACTTCATTGGTGCCAAAGATGTAGGATTGTTTTTTTCGTAATTTTCTCTTGTGTTGCGTATTAGTTGACGTTCTTTGATCACGTGATCCATTCCGCCACGTTCTACAACTTCAAACCAAGTGCCATTTCCTGCCTGTAATAAGGCATCAATTACCCATGCTTCGGCACCTTGTGTAACAGCACTTGAAAGATTAGCAACATTTTCTGCTGGCTTACGCTGTCCAGTCTTGTCACTAAATTCATAAACTCCTACAGTCATTACCGGACCGTTAAGAGGTTTCAAGTCATTAAGTTGTTCGACCATAGGATTTTCTTGTATAGTTGGTCCTTTGTCCAACACACTAGGTAAATTGCCTTTGTAGGCACAAGCTGTCAGTAACAAAAAAGATAAAAAAGCTAGATACTTCAAAAATTAAACTCCCCTGAACCTGGTATAGTAATTTCTGTATATCCATCTTCGCCATCTATAACAAGAGTAATGCTACCGTCAGTTTCATCTTTGGTCCATGTAATAGTAGCACCTTCTACTTCTGTAGTTCCTGTATTACTACATGCTGGTTGATCTTCGTCTCCGCAGGCAGCAAACATATTATCAACCATTTGTTTAGATAGTGTCGCATAGATACGTGATTCTAAGTTGCGGATAAATTTGTTAAGAGTAGTATTTTCTAATTCACGTTCTATACGTTCTTCTTCACGCTTTGCTTCATCTTCTAAATCTGCTTTACGATTAAACGTTAATTGCTCTAAACTAAGCATATGACCACTATATCCCTGTCCATTAAAAGCAGGTGATTTAAAATTGTGTACTAAGTCTGCGCCAGCAATACTTGCCCTTACCATGAAAGTAAATGCTATCAGCGTAAAAATAAAATATCTCATAAAACTATTTAGTTAGTTTTTTCTTCGCTTTCTATATCTTTGCTTGAAATAGTGCCCAAAGTCTTAAACAAAGGACCTGTTTCAACAACCAGTTTGTGTCTGCCTGCTCTTTTTGATCCATCGGGTCTAACTTTTGGGCTAGTATAACTATATCTTATCATAAACAAAAAGTTTCTTACATTTCCAATTGTATGAACATATAACGAAGGTCTACCAGTAGTTACTAAAGAAGTTTCTAAGTTAACAGTAGCAAGATTATTACGCATCGTACGCATTGTTTGTGCAGTATAATCGCCCTTGCCTAAATTAACAATATAAACCCTTGGATCTTTTTTTGTTAAATGTTCATCCATAAAACCAGCGACATTTTTTATAAGCTGCGCTTCTTTTTGTGGATCATCACCGGCTGTTAGTTGGTTTAAACTATTGCTTACTTGTTGCATCACACTAACGACATGTCTTTCAGGTTGTGACTCATAGTCATCAATTGGTGTTAGTGTTACCCCAAGTTCTTTAAAAAACACTTCCATATTAGCAAATGTTCTTGGAGAGGCTTGCCCAATAAGATTGCTACCAGTTTTTAAACTCCAGCCTTTGATTACACGTTCAGTGCCATCTTCTTTTGTATAGATTAAAAAGATATCTGCTTTAGTTCCACTTTGGTCTTCTTCGCCAGCTGCCTTTACAACAATTTTATCTGGCTTGCCATTTTCAGCAAATATTCTAGCCCATTTTTTAGCATAGATATCACTATTGGCAAATTTTACAGCACCTTGTAGTTCACTGGTCATTACACTGGCTAATGCTTGTACGTCTTTAGCATCTGCTATGTTGGCTTTGTTTTTGATGATATTAATAAACTCAATTTCATCGCCTTCGTTACCTGTAAAAGTTTGACTTAAATTTTCAGTAGCACTAGTTTGATTCATTACAGACATTACATCATCTGTTGTAATATTATTAGCACCAGCAATTAATTTAGCAACAACGGCACTGCCTATTAGATACTCGCCCATATGTCCGCGAGTTGATCCATGTTTTAGTTTATTGCCAGCAGCTTCTTTGATTTCTGAGTAACGCATAAAGTTATTTATGCCAATTTTGGAAACAACATATCTCTACAGAAAATTTCTACATCTTCTTCTGGTAGTCCCAGTGATTTCATAACCGCAGGTGTATGAGGATTTTGTTGCTGATTATGACAATAATAATCTTGTGCCTTTGCCACAGCAGCTTCGTCTGCCGTATGGTTAAAGTCCTTGACTTCCCACATATATGTTTTTAGATTTTCTAAAGCAATACGGATAATTTCTGTACATTCTGCTTCGTCATTTACATTACCAGCAGCCAACATCTTTCCTGTGAAAATGTTAGTTGCCCATTCTGGTAATTCACGTTGTTTCTTTGGCACAAAATGATCTACACTGTCATAGTATCCTTGTATCATTGGATGTTCAGGATCAGCACTGCGACTAAAGTCGTGAAAGGCACCTGTCATTTTATTCTTGCCAGCAATAACATCAAAACCGTAAATTGGAGCATCGTTATGTAATTGTGGAAAGATACACACGTGCATCATCCATAAGCCTTTTGACTCACGGGCATCTACAACATCAATGTGTGCTCTACGAATATACTCGTTGCTCCACACTCTGTTGATCCAACCATTGTCTGGCTGATTAAAGTCAGCTAAACCTGGTTCTTCAATTTCATCCGCATGATAATCAAATGTTTCAATAATTTTATCTTGGCATTCAATTAGTTTTTCCCAAATCATACTCACTGTTCTAACTCCTCAAATAGTTTCATAGCATATTCAAAACACAAATTTGCTTCGTCTGCCATACCATCATGAAGTCTTGCTCTAACTTTTGTTTTGAGTTCATCAACATCGTGAAACTCATACATCTTGCCAGAGCCAGGATTACGTTTAGCAATCATTTGTCCGCCATACATATCACCAAAGTGTCGTACGTAGATATGTGCCATAAAATCATCGTATTCAGTTAAACTTAAAATATAATTTACATAGTCTGAAACAACAGGACATAGCAATTCGCCTTTGCGTTCGATGTTGTATTCTTGTTCAAGTTCTTCTAAGTCTTTCTTAATAGCATCTGCTCTAGCAATGTATTCAATTTCGTCCATTGCTCCGTATACAACTGCTTGATTTTCTAGCACGGCATACATAACATATTGGTTGTAAATATAACGGTGGTACTCTTCAGGAGTCATACCTTTTAATAATTTACGAGCGTGTTCTGTTCGTTCAGCTTTGCTATGGTTTTCCCATGTAAGTTCTTTAAGTTTACTACTCATGTACTTTCTTCTAATCTGATGCGTAATGGAAAATTGTTTTCTTTACATACGCTGGTTGCTTCCAAAGCCTTTTGTTCGGCTACTTCGTATGTATACTCTCCAACAACACCAGATCCTTCTTCGTGAATTTTGTTCGTAATTTCTACTGCTGTTTGTTCACTATGTCTAAAAACTTCAACAAGCAAGGCAATAACAAAATCCATTGGAGTAGCATCATCATTCAAAAAAATGACTTTATACATACTTGGTTCTTTGATTTCTACTTTTATTTTTTCGTCAATTACTACTTCAGTTGTCATATTATATCCTTAAATGGGGGGATGTGACTCCCCCCACACTTGTTAACCTTCAATCGTTCCTACTTCACGGATACTAATTTTCTTTGGTTTTTGCGCTTCAGGAACATTGCGAACCAAGTTGATATGTAGCATACCGTTTTCTAGTTCAGCACCTTCAACTTCGATATGTTCAGCTAGTGTAAACTGTCTACGGAAGTTTCTGTTGCCAATACCTTTGTGAAGATAATTTTTACCTTCTGGAACTTCAGGTGATGTACCTTCGATTGTTAAGACATTTTTTTCTAGTGTAATGTCTAAATCATCCATTGAGAATCCAGCAATGGCCAATGAGATTGTATACTCATCATCATTTTCTTGGATTACATTGTATGGTGGATAACCTTGTGACTTTGTGTTTGTAAACTCTCTATTGAGGTCTTCAAACATTCTATCAAATCCAATAGTAGCTCTGTGAAAGTCAGGTAGGTTTAGGGTGGTAAATCTTGTCATGTCATTTCTCCTTTATAAGCAAGATATGTTAATGAGCCCTTTCGGCGCTCATTATTATTTATACAATATTTTTCAACTTTTGTCAAGTTAGAATCTAACTATTTCTTTTGGACCAGTGAATAAAATAGTCTCAATGCCAGGTGTAGCATATTTTTGAAATAGTTCAGCATACTCAGCAACAGTCATCACTGTACAATGAGTATTTTCTCCATTTGGTAAGTTTTTAGTTGCCAAAGTTTCACATATATAGTGTACAGTAACTTTGTTAGTGTGTTTATAAAACCATTGTACACATTCTTCAAGTTGTTCCATTGGAATATGTTCTAGGCAATCTTTTGACATAATCATATCAAATCTGCCTTCGGGTAGTTTACTAAATGGTTCGTATGCTGGATCATAACAAGTAAGCTCAGGATTACTGTGCCACATATAGTTTTTCCAATACAATCCTTTGCCGCATCCAAAGTCTAGTAAAGTTTTGCTTTCACTTTCAATAAAAAAGTTTTCAAATGTACCCCATAGTCTTTCGTTTACATAATCGCCAGCAAAATATCCATCATTATGCATTTGCTGATATAACTTTAGATACTTTTCTGTTATCATGCGTACACACTATTAAATTGTTGTGTACATCTCACAAACGTAGCGCACTTACTTAATTGTTTAAGTTTCATTGCTCCTGTGTATGTACAAGCAGACCGAATGCCGCCTAATAAATCTTGTATTGTATGAGCAACACTTCCTCTATATGGCACTAAGACTTCGCGTCCTTCGCTACTACGATAATCTTTTAATCCGCCAAAGTGTTTGGTGTTTGCTGCGTCACTACTCATACCGTAGAACTGTACAAAATGTTTTTCATTAAACTTTCGAGTCCTTCCATCATCCTGAAATTCATCTGTAATAAACTTTCTAGTAATTACTTCGCCGCCGCCTTCATCATGCCCAGCAAGCATGCCGCCAAGCATAACAAAATCTGCGCCGGCAGCAAAGGCTTTAGCGACATCTCCAGGGCAAGTACACCCACCGTCAGCAATAATGTGACCCCCAAGTCCATGGGCGGCATCTGCACATTCGATAACTGCCGATAACTGCGGATATCCAACACCAGTTTGTATGCGAGTAGTGCACACAGACCCGGGACCAATGCCCACTTTAACAATATCTGCTCCACTTAGAATCAACTCCTCTGTCATTTCTCTTGTCACAACATTGCCAGCAATAATAGTTAAACCTGGAAATTGATCACGTACCTTACGGACTCTTGCCGCAAAATGATCACTGTAACCATTCGCAATATCCATACAAACATATTTAAGTTTATGCTCTATTTTTGCTTGTACATCTACTAGCTTGTGAAAGTCAGTATCACTTGAACCAATACTCATAGCAACATTGTCTAATCTCTCTGGAATGTCAGCATTAAAATAACTAGCAATATCTTCTACACTATATGTTTTAACTAGACAGGTAAACAATCCGCCTTCGGCAAGTTTGTCTGCCATTTCAAATGTACCTACGCCATCCATATTAGCAGCCATAATAGGCACACCTTCGTAATACGCTTTGCTGTTACGGAAATTAAACTTTCGTTCAAGTCTAACTTGACTACGGCTTTTCAATGTACTACGCTTTGGACGTATTAGTACATCCTTGTAGTCTAATTTTATGTCTTCTTCTAACCGCATGTTATTCTCCTAAATAGATAGTCAGCCCATTTTGTGTAACCTTTAGCATTTGGATGACCATCTTTACTAAAGTATTCTACATTTACTCTATGCTTTGTACTTGGTTTGCCTATGTGCTTACTAGTATCGTTTACATCACCGCCTATATTTTTGCTGCCGTTAATATAATCTCGCATAGTTGTATCGGTAATTATTTTTCTATAGTCCAAGTAGTTATAATCTTTATCTAACAAATCTAAATCATCAAAACTAATAAAAGTCAAGTTATCTATATTATTCATTTGGCAAAGCTGTTGAAAGCTGTGTATTAATGTGTGAGTTTGGAATTTGATTAAGTCACTGTTATAATACTTTAATAGATATTGTTTATCAAAGTCTCCACCATAGATAGTATTACCATTAGATCCAACTGTTCTACTGAAGGCAGTCAAACCAAAAATAGCTATAGCATCATTTGCTTCGATATGTTTTATAAAGTTTTGATACTGTTGCCAGTTACTGTCGCCACTGCCACCAAAGTTAGTGAATCCTACACAACCAAGTTGTTCAGCAAGCCTTCCTACCCAACCTGCCTTGTTATCATTATCATCTGTGCCTTCAGTCCAACTACACCCAAGAGCATAAAGATGTTTATACATCAGCTTGTTTGGCTCTTAATCTTTTATATCTGCGGATTGCTGCTTCTTTTGCTTTGCGCCTTTTGGTGCCTTTTGATTCGTAAAATTCTCTTTTACGTAAATCTTGTAATAAGCCATCATCTGCTAGTTTCTTTTTAAACTTGCGTAATGCTTTTGTAATATCGTTATCTCTAACTTCCACACGCAACCCTTGCGGTCCGTCGTCACGTTTTTTAAATTTCATTTAATCCTCTTTTGATAGTGGCTTCAAGCCAATTAAAATCATATACACGGTTATGATTAATTATATTATAAGGGGTCTTTGTGTCGTTTGTCAAGTAAAAAGTTTTAGTTTTGCCAATTATATAACTAGCAAGATTTCTTACGATAGGATCACAATTATCTACATCAATAAACACCATGTCAGTTTTTTGTACAGAATCTAAAAGCCACGGTATTTCTAGCGTGTCATTTTCTTCATACATATATATTACAATTGGTGTGCTTACTGTTTCAAGAATAGCACTTAGCTCTTGCTTTATTTCAGGTTTAGGATGTATTAATAAAATACTGTATAAATCTGTAACAAAAACATCAGGTGGTGTTACTACTGTAATATCACTCATTTTTACCTATTTTATTCCAAAGACTGTTTTCATCTTGTTCATCGTTTTGAACATACTCTGACCATGGCAAGGTAGTAACCTTACCTTTTATATATTGATCTTTCCAGTACTTAATTCTCTGTTCTGGATGATCAACTTTCCATGCTTTCTTAGCTTCTTTAAACGCTTCAGTTTCTTCTAATTCAGCAATTTCTTCAGCTCTTTTTTTTTCTTCTTTGGTTAGTTCTCGTTCAGCCAATCCTTCGGAAGAGTCTCCTCCATTATCTGGGGTTCTATCGACGGTAATATCTGCCTCATCCTCTCCACTGTGAAGGTTGGTTTCGCTGGCTCCGCTGGTTTCGGTATCGTCGGTGGATTGGTTTTCATTAGGTCTACTTTCGCTTCCGGATTGTGTATGTTCATCATTGATATTATCATTGCTTTTATCATTGTTGTTGTCCTCTGGTGGCCAACCTGGGTTCTCGAGAATACGCTGTGCCCTCGCACGTTCGTAGTCAGCAAAATCATCCTTCTTAGGGCTGCGACTACGCATCTCAAAAGTTGCCTGGCTGGCTATTAGCAGTAGCACGGCGAGTGGGTCAAACACAAAAATTATCACTATGATAACCCAACGCACTGCCTCTTCTAGTATATCTTGGTTTGTTTCTCCATATACAAATTCAGCAAGATATTTGATAGGTCCTACTTCTGCTTCTAGTTTTCTATATTCAGCTTGTAGAGTATACTTGTCTTCAGTCAAACTGTCAATAGTATTATTAAATTCTACAATCTTTTTTTGTTGAGCGTCTATGATAGCTTCAACATCTGCGTCTTTGCCTACTGTGAGGCTGTTGCGCAATCTCTGTATTAGATCGTTGCTGGCAGCAATTTGTGCTTCTGCGCCTGCTCTTAGATCTTTTATGCTTTGTCTGGCAGCGTTGATACGAGCATCATCTGCTTGACGCAAGGCAGTGATTTGCTCTTGAGCAGTTTGCCTTGCGCTCCTATTAGCAGGAATATCTGTGTCCAAGATTGTATCAATCTTACTTTGTATCGTCGCTCTCTGTGTCTTGGCTTCATCTACTGCGCCACTACGAATGCTGTCTATAGCATCTAGTAGACTTTGCTTGCGCTGTAGTATGTTGTTGGTTTGTTCGCCACGCAAATCTTTTACCTGCTCAGTCAAACGATCTCTTTCGGCATCTAGTGTTGACTGTGCTTGTGTGCGTAGGCCTGTTTCCTGTGCTTGTAGCTCGCTTATACGTGCTCTCTGTGCTTCTAACCAAGCATTGTATGCTCTAGTTGTATTGCCGCCAAACAAGCCATCACTGGTTACACCAATTACTGCTTGTCCTTCTTTGATTTTTTCACGCTCGTTGCTTTGTAGTTTATTGGTCACAACCACAATGTTTTCTTCTATGGCAGCAACTCTAGTTTTTAAACTTTCTATAGCACTGGTATCTATTTGTAAGTCTGTGATGCGCTGTTCGTATTCATTTGCTTGTTTATTAATACGTTCAAGGTCAGCATCAAGTTGTTCTATCTGTTTGTTGTATGGTTCTACCTGTGCTTCGATACTTGCTACACTGGTGTTTTCCATCTCTGTTCTGTAGTCTGCTACTACTGATTTTAGACGCTCTAGTTCGCTGTCTAAACTTTCAATTTCTTCTTCATAAACACCTACTCGGTCTTCGAGTCTTTCAAGTTGCGTTTGTATGATTTGATTTTGTTCCGCAATAGCAGGCTCAATACGAATGTAAGCACTGTCTATCCTTTCTTGTTCTTTGTCAATTTGTGCTTGTGTGGCAGCATTGCCCTCACCTACACTGGCTTCAGCATCTTGTATCCTAGTTTCTGCTCTAAGAATAAGATCTTCAATCCTGACAACTTCCTGTTCAATGCGCTCGATTTGTGCGATGCCTTCTTCGGCAGCACTGGTTTGCTCAATGTGTGCTTTTGATAGGAAGCCAAAAATACCCATGCTGGTAATAAACATCAGCACTAGGACACTGATGCTCAAGTAGGTTTTCAACCACCACTTGGCACGATCCCAATACCAATGTAGCCACACTGCCGTGACCAGTTTACCAATTTCCAAAGCGCCGCCCATGATAATGATTGGCAATGCGGCAGCCGCAAAGATTGCGACTAAACCACTAACGCTGTAATATATTGCTACGGCACTGATTGTCAGCGCCGTTATTAGCACAAGTATTCCTAAAAACATAGTATTGTATTTAATTACTCCCATCGGTAGAATATATGCGCACCTATTCTACCCACCATTTGTAGCTTTTTAGCCCATCTTGGATTCACATATGTAGCATGATAGTTGGTAGCACCTTCGGTTAATCCTCTGTGCTTGTCCCATTTGCTGATTGACCATGCTATGGTTTGCGCTTCAATCCAACGGTCTCGGTCTTGTGGGTCATCTGACTTACCATCACAATACCAGCTAAATTGGCAATCTCTTCTTCCTTTCTTGTAGCCGTCTTTGACTACTCCACAGATGGTGTTTGGAAAACGTCTGTCGTTCACACGATTCAAAACCACATCTGCCACAGCATATTTATCTGCTAAATTACTGCTTCTTGCTTCATAATACACATTCAATGCCAAGCAATGTTCTTGTGGAAACTTATTCAAATCAAATGAATAACTTTCGGTTGCTGACACTCCTGTGCTGCCAAGGATTACTCCTACGATTAGTAAGAACTTTTTCATATCTACCTCAATTGTTGTTTTACTTAGTTTCTGCGCATCGCAGCGATGTCTTTAGCATCTTCTTTTTTGTCTGCGAATACTGGTACCATATTACTCTTGTGCATTGTAGCAATACCAAGCAACCTACGTTCGCCTGAATAAACCATAGACTCTTTTGCTGGACCATGTCCTGCTATGTTGTTGCTTAATGGTGCTGTATCTCTAGTTTTGTAATCTGGTATTTCATTAGTGTGTTGTGCCTTTGACTTACCAACACCCATAGACGCAAGCCACTGCTCGTGTTCGGCTTGTGCCTTCTGTAGTCTCTTATTTTTAGATTTTTTCTGTTTGCGATTATAACGTGTTGTAGTGAGGTAAGGACCTACTAAAGACATTGTCATAACGGTACTCCATTTTGTTTAATCTATAAACAGTATAACAGAATACTACCGAATGTCAACCTTTATTTTGTCATTTTAGCTACTGCGGCATCATAGTCTTCGCGACTTACAATGCCTTCGTTAAGTAAACGCTCACGGTTAGCCATGTGTGCGGCTTGAGTATCGTCTTTTGATCCGCCAAAGTAGGGAACACAATGTCCTTCGGCTTCCATAATCTCAGTAACCCTTTTCATCTCGCCATTGTAATTTACTTTGAAGTCTCCTAAGATACGACCAAACTTGCCTTTCATATCTTCACCTTTTTTATCTTCAGTAGTAATTAGTTTACCGCCGTCTTTCATAAGTTCTTTAAGTCTTGCTTTGGCTGCTTCGCCAAACAAATCTTCTACTTTATCGCTAGTACGTGACTCTGGTGTATCAATACCCATTATTCTTACACGTTCGTCTTTTAAACAAACGCCAAATCCTAAATCAATATCTACATCTACTGTATCTCCGTCGACTACTTTAATGACTGTCACGTCATATTCGTTGTTTTGCATGTTATTACCCTCATTGCTATTCATCCAAGTTTAACGCTTGGTCGCCCCATAGTTCCATTATTACTTCTCCGAACGCTTGTCCAAAAAGCCACATCAATACAAGGATTACTGCCACTACACATATTGTTAATGTCCAAACCCATATTTGTAGTAATGGATGTTTACCTGTTGTCCAGTGTATTAATTTTTTTATTTTGTTCTTCAACCCGTCTAACATATACTTACCAACAAACCATCTTAAAAGCCTCATAACAATCAAGATAGGTGAACTTAACACATCGAACAAAATTAAAAATAAGTCTACTGAGACATCAACTATGGAATCAATATTCAGTTTTTTCTTAATTTTTTGCCACATATATAACCCTCATTATATGTGTATATTTAGTCATAAAAAAAGGCCGCACTAGGCGACCTTCTTTAATATCTTATGTAACTTAGAAAGAAAATCCTACTGTTACAGTTGGTGTGAACTCTTCTGAGTCCAAGTTGTAGTTTACGCCTGCTTCAAGCTCTGCTCCACTTAACATGTATGTATACTCGCCACCTACGTTTTGTAGTGTGTCTGTGTCATCACCATTCAAGTATGCTGTTAGGCCACCTGTTGTTGCGGTACCTTCATAACCAATTGCTTCGGCGTCTAAGTCATATGACATAGCACCACCAATTGAAGCCATTCCTAAATCTAGTCCAGATACACCTGCGCCTAGCACTGTGTTTTCTGAATCCATGTTATAGTCGCCAGCTGCTGTGACACTCAAGCTACCTACACCAAAAGTATAAGCACCTTGTACATTACTAATGTCTGTAATGTCTGTGTTCCAGTCTGTAAAACCAACAGCTACTGATGCCGCGCCTGCTGTAATTGCTACTGACTCAGTCATTGTTGGCGCTGTTAATGTTTGGTTACCTTCGGCGTCTGGCATTAAGCCATTATCGTCACCCATAGCAATTCCAATACTATTGACTGTTGTACCAACTGTCCAACTGTCTAATGTTACAGCATTGCCATCTGTAGCACTGAAGTCTAAATCAACGTTTGCTAAACCAGTAGCATTGATATCTAGTTCTAGACCCATTGTTCCACCCCAGTCATCATTTGCGTCTTGTGCGAATTTCATTTCAACTTCGCCTGTCAAAATTGATGGTGCTGGTGCTGGTGTTTCAGCAAATGCTGTTCCCGCAGTTAAAAACACTGCTAGTGTGGTAAATACCTTGCGCATAATATTTTTCCTTTTCAAATTTTATGTGTAAAAAAAGTGGGTTCGGAGTACTATTCCGGCCCACACTCTATTTATGTATCTTGTTACTGCGCCGCAGCAATCCTAATACACTTTTGTGGTGAGTGTGTTCAATGAGCAACACTATCCACCTGGTACAAATTTATTTTTTGGTTTGTACCAAACTTTTTGGTCGTGTAATCTGCCGAGTAATTTTTGTATCTCGAGCATTTCTTCTCTAAGTTGAGGCGATGTTTCACCTTGCGCAATTGCCATTCCTCTGCGCCCTGCTTTGGCTCTTAGTGCTTGCTCAATAATTTCAATATCTCGCACACTGAGATCAAACTTTTTGTTAGGCTTCATCTGGTATCTCCACAACTTTTTGGTTTTCTGGCAAACATAATACTGCGGTTATCTCATCATTAAATCCTGCTTTTGCGATTACTTCAACAGCCAGTCTGTCGCTGTTGTTAGGATTCATAACATATTTAACGCATTCGTCTTTAGAGTTAAACTCTAGTATTGGAACTATAAACGGATCTGCTACTGCCATAGTTACTATAATCAAAAACTTCAAGTTCTATTACCTCGTCGATGTCATAGTTGTTCCAAGATCTCAGCAAGTTTTTTCTTAGATTTGCCACGTACTTTAGTTCCCGAGATATCGTTATCACCATCACCCACAACCACAACGGCAATCATACCCATTGACTTGTGTGGTGTACACTGATACAAATACACACCTGGTGTATCAAATGTGTAGGCATATTCTTTGCCTAGTTTGGATTTCTTTGGTGCTTCCCAACCATCTGGTCCTGCGATAAACTCAACATTGTGACCTTTTGATGTTGGTACCCATGTGACGGTGTCGCCTACATCAATACGTGCGATGTCTTCGCTGTACGCCATCTTAGCACCGTCATCACGTTTGTTTAACATGTCAATAGTCATATCTGCTGCCAACACACCTGTTGGTAAAGCAAACGATAACGCAAATAATGCGCCTATTGCTGCGATTCTATACTTCATTTTTTATCCTTTACATTGAGATTTGATGGAGAATATTGTTCCCCATTATAACCTGAACCAGTTGCGTTAGGTCCAGTTTCTACGCCGCTGTTACAACCAACAACGACAACTAACAAAAAGAATATACTCCATAGTGTTACTCTTTTTGTCCACATCATGAACTGTTCAAATGTGCGTTCTGCTTCTGCCTGTGCGGCAGCTCTAACTTCATCTGTCATACTGACCGTGTTCCATAATATGAACGATAGATTTCAAACAGCTCTGCTTGATCTAACGCTTCTTCTACAACAAAATTATCCTTGCCAGCTTTAGATTCAGCAAGTTCGTATGCCTCCGATCTACGTGGAGACATACAAATAAGTTTGCCTTCTTTATCTCTTCCTACCCACATCTCTACTCAGGTGTTACCCAAGGATAACAAGGAATAATACTTTGTTTACAATATTTGGCATTGTCAACAAGAAGGAAAGGTATTCCTACGATAAAAAACATGATAATAAGAAATGCTGGTAGCAATCCCTTTGTCGTACAATAATTGGTTTGCTCACTCATGCTCACCACCATTTGCACGTCCATCATATTTACGACCTGACTTTACCAATTCATTTAATGAATCAGGGTTGCGTTCTGCTTGGCGGAATGTTACAGCCGTAATTGTAATACCACTAATTAAAAGTAAATGAAAGGCTGCGCTAATTCCAAACGCCATATAACTTCCTACCATTAGGGCAAAGATGCCACTCCAGATAAAAAATAAACACTGGAAGATCATGTGTCCTACCATAGGATCTAAGTGACGTAGTGGTGACTTTTCTACTGTCATTACACTGTCCCACATTTCACGTGGAATCTTTACAAGCTCTGATATTGTAGTTGCCCAACCAATGGGTTTAACTTTTTTCATAATAATTCTCCTGTGTGTATGTATTAATATATAGCAGGATAAACCACAAAAGTCAAGCCCGCCGAAGTGTGTTAAATTGTAGCAGGCATCGTAAATAATGCTCTGATATCAGTTGGCTCGTTATACTCAATTGGTTTACGAGCAAAGATAGTCCACTTATAGGCAAACATTGTATCTTTTGTAGTACAGAATTCTCTAAAACTTGTGCCTGTTGTGTAAACATCGTCTACTACCATCCAAGGATGATCGCCTGGCGTTACATATTTTTCCATGGCACTTTGTAATGGTAGTCCACCTCTTGGTATTCCAACTACCTTGCTGAATGGCTCCGTCTGGTAGTCCATTATCATACGTGCTAGTCCGTCCCACCATTCAGGTCGTATAGCATCACATTCAATCTTCCACGCAAGTTTGTTTCCGGCATGGCTAATAAAGTCTCCGACTTCAAATAAATTTGCTGATGTCATATAAGGCATAATATTTTCCTTTAGTCAAAAGAACAGCCGACTCTGATTTATCAAAGCCGGCCATTATCATTATACAGCGATAAAATAGATAACGCTGATAGCTGCGATAGCAATGCTACCGCCATTTAGATCGTCTGTACGACCGCTTAATGCTTTGATTAGCGCATAAGCTACAAAGCCAATAGCAATGCCGTGTGCGATACTAAATGTTAGTGGCATCAACACTGCTGCCAATACTGCTGGAGCATACTCAGTTACATCATCCCAGTCAATATCTGCGATGTTGCGTAAAAAGTATGTAGCAATAAAGATTAGTGCTGGCGCTGTAGCATAAGCTGGAATGCTTTGTGCTAGTGGCGCTAAGAATAAACAAGCACCGAACAAGATAGCGACAACTACTGCTGTAAGTCCTGTCTTACCACCTTCTTTGATACCTGCTCCACTTTCAATGTATGAAGTAGTGTTTGATGTTCCTACTAACGCACCTGCTGTAGTTGCTACTGAATCAGCAAGTAAAGCACGATCAATTTGCTCTACTTCGCCATCGTCATTAACTTTTCCTGTTAGGTTAGCAACACTTGTAAGTGTTCCTGCTGTGTCAAAAAAGTCAACAAACAAAAAGGCAAAAGCAACTCCAATAAATCCTGCTGTAAATAGAGCACTAAAGTCCATACTAAAGGCATGTTCAGGACTTGGAATAGCACCAGCTACTCCGCCTAGGTCCGCAATACCTGTGATCCAAGCAATAGCTGATACAGCTAGAATACCAAGAATCACTGCGCCTGGAACTTTACGCTTGTCTAGGATTGCCATAATTACAAAGCCTAAACCTGTTAGCAATACTGGCCAACTAGTTACGTCTCCAAGTCCTACTAGTGTAGCAGGATCGTCAACTACAATGCCAGCATTTTTCAAACCAATAATGGCAAGAAACAGGCCAATACCTGCGCCAACACCAAGTTTCATAGACTTAGGAATGCTGTTAATAATATACTTACGTGCTGGTGTTACACTAAGTCCAATAAACACAATACCAGCTACAAATACAGCGGCAAGTGCCTGTTGATAGGTATATCCCATACCAAAGATAACACCAAAAGTAAAGAACGCATTAAGTCCCATACCTGGTGCGAGTGCTACTGGCCAATTAGCCCAGAGACCCATTATCAATGTGCCAATTACTGCGGCAATAATGGTTGCTGTAAACACAGCACCAAAACCCATACCTGATCCTTCAGTTGAAAGAATAGCTGGGTTGACTACAGTAATATATGCCATTGTAAGAAAGGTTGCTAAACCAGCCATTACTTCTGTTCTTACAGTAGTTCCTGCTGCTGACAACCCAAATAGTTTTTCTAACATATATTTCTCCCTTGTTAGTTGGAAAACAGGCCCGTTCTGTTGCTAGGTGGAACCCATACCCCCTGTGATTAGGCCGCTAAGGCAAATCCAGATGGTGCAAAGTTATCGTTTGCATTTGTGTTTTGTAAACTAGCCTACCTGTCGAATCCTATGTCGCCCCCATCAAAAACACACTCAGTAAATGTGTTTATGGTGGAGGCGTCCGGTACCGCCCCGGAGTCCAAATACGCTTTATAACGCCTACAGGTTATTTATAACATAAAATTTAAAGGTTGTCAACCTTTAATTACCATTTAGTAGCACGTAACTTTTGTACTCTTTTTTGTGATTTGATTGCGTTAAGACAGTTCAGTATTTTGCGCTGTTTTTGAAATGGTCTAGAATATCCATTCTTATTTTGCCAAGTTTTATCTTGCTCTATTTCTTTACCTAATGCTTCGGCCAATAGTTTTTCCATAAACTGTAGCTCGTCCTCAGTTAAAGCTTCAAATTGTTTCGAGACCATTGTGTTTACTCCATGCTTCTTCGAACTGTTCACTGTAATCGTAAAGGGGTGCGCCATCGCCACCATCATACCATAGGCGTTTAAAATAGCCGTTATAGCTGTCCAATACTGTTTCAGGGGAGGCGTTGAGGTGGCCTTTCACCATGTAGAAAATGCGGTATTCTTCTTTGAGATCATTTCGCAACATAATGTATTTACAAAAATGTTACAATAGAGCGCTAACACTGAATTAAGAGCCTTCAGGAAAAAACCAGTACAAAAGGCTGCCGCCCGCATCTACTGCTTTTTCTAATTCTTCTGTTCTCATAAAATCTTCTGTTTTGCCGTGGCGTCTAACTGCCCACATGTCTCCAGGATCATGGAAACCAACACCTGGTGTAACTTTACGTGAAAAGGTTATTGCTCTGTACGTTAATTCATCATCATTAGACACATGCGGTTGAATACCGTAGTTTGACAAAATATATTTTCTTAAATCTGAAAGTGTTTCCATTTTATTATCCTCTACTGTATTTATTACATTTCTCTTTTCTTTTCTTGTATTTCTTTTCTTCGAAGTACAAGCAGATCTTTCATTTCAAATAAGGCTTGGCGAGCACGAACAGCAGAGGCTTTTACTCCGCTTTCAAACTTCTCACTTTCTTTCATATAAATGTCAAAAGCAAGAACTATCTGTTCGTGCAAGTTTTTTTGTTCCACTAATCACCTACGTATAAAGTTCTTAAGTTCTCAATTAGATCATCAACACTATCTTCGTTAGCTTGATATCTAATACCAATACCACCCTTTGCCTTCCAACTATCAATATTGCTAGGTTTATCATCAACTAGAATGTTGGGCATACCAGTAATATCTTCAATAGCATACTTTGGTTTGTATCCAGTAAAGATAATGTTTGGCACACGGCTTGGCAAAAAGTTATGTCTTGTTAACCATACACGCTTCCAGTAACTACTATTGTCCTTATCTCCACGCAACGGACTAGAACAAATGCCATAATTATCACCAGCAAGTTCTCTTACTGTGTTAACAAGCCTAGCACTTGTTGGAAATGGTTCAAGTGTATCAAAGAAGTTTGTGTATTTTAGTGCCCAAATGCTTTCTTCTTTATCTGGTAAGTTCTTCCAATGATCTACACCATAGTAGTTCTGTAGTCCTCCAAAGAAGTCAGCTATAACGCCGTCCATATCTAGATAAATTTTCATAAATGCCTCTCTAATTGCCTAAGTTGTGCTTCATTATAACACAAGTATGGATAATGTCAAGTGATTAATTTTCTACGTAAACTGTGTTTGCTGAACTTGTAATTGATCCGCTGCTACAAGAAACAGTTTCACCTAGGAATGTAATGAGTTTGCCAACAGCATAAACAGTTCCATTGCCTGTTGTTACTGATCCTGTATGAGGCAGACACACTGTTGAAAAAGTTGGATTGCCGTCTTCGTCCGTTCCTGTTTGAATTACTGTTGGAACATCATGTGATACCGTAGGGTCGCCGATTCTTGCTACAAGTTGGTTTTCCGCAAACACACTACCTTGACCATTGTTAAGGGTAGTTGTAGTGTCACAACTATGTCCTGTTGTAGTAGTATCTGTTTTTCTAGCAACCTTGCCGCCCATTAAAACCCCTAAGCCATTTGAATTCCTGTGGTGCTTGTCATATATTGTTTGCCCATTTCGGGATCAGTTTTACAAATGAATACAACAGCACTTTTATTTATGTGTACTTTGCTATCCTGTGGAATGGTAAACGCATAAGGAGCAAGTCCCATGCCTTGTTGTGTTGCCATTAATGCTAAGGGTTTTGATACTGTAACTGATTTATCATTTTCCTCTACAAACCGGGCAACAATTTCATCGCCTCCTGTAGTTTTGATAGTAACAGTATCGTTTGCTTTGTATGGTGTTTCAATGATCATATTTGTATCCTAGTCTTTTCATAGTTTTCTTATACTTCTTAGTAATATAATTATAACTTTCAGGTGTCCAATTCAAAGGAGCTGATTCCTTGATATGTGATTGCGTCTGATTTTTATGTTTACCTTCTAATAATTCATACAACGATGTATTTTTAAGTTGTTCGTAATTGCCACCTAGTCTAATTACTTCCATGTCGTCTGTTATATGGTCTCCCATATCCTCTACACAATGTAGATAAAAGTCTAAGCAATGATGGCCGTAATCATGATCATAAGTTTCATTTAATACAGACAGTTTACGGACTGCCTCACAATGTAAATTAATATCATATTCTCCAAATTTCTTATTTAAAAGTTTTGACATCCATTCTTTTTTGTTATCAAGATTAGATTTAATTAGCGATAGATAATGATGGTAACCACTTATAAACTTTTCCATAGGATGCCTTACCAGCACATATTTCTTTTGATCAAAATTTACATAGCGCATGGCGTAGTGTTCGTAGGCAGTTTGACCTTTCATTGTGTAAACACTAGATCCAATTAAGTTATAGACTGATCTATCAGGCATTGGTGTAGTAATATTTGTAGTTCCGCACTTATGAAAGTAAAACAAAACGCCGTCTTGTTCAGTACTATGAAATATAAAACTCAAAGACTATGCCCAGTTCCATTGTATCCTGTATCTTCTAAATATTTTACGAAGTCATTATAAGAACCAACAGCCCTACCACCTACTTTAATTTGTGGAAAGGTTCTTGCTCCTGGAAATTCTTCAAGAACTTCTTCACGCATGAAATCTGTTCCTAACATTTTGTAGGTAAATGTATAGCCTCGTGTCTCACATAGAGCTTTTGCTCTAGTACAATATATACAATTGTCCTTACCCCATATCTCTATCATAGGCTGAAGCCTTTGAATGTATCTTGGCCCACATCTTGTTTTGTACCCCCTGACACGTAACTTGTAATTTCTGTTTCTTGTGGCGCCACTTGAACATCTGCGCCACTGATCCATTTCTGTGTCCACGGCAAAGGATTTGTTTTTTGGTTGTATGGACTTTTTAAATTTACATTGCTCATTCTACGAGTACAAATAAACTCAATATACTGTCCTAGCAACTCTGTATTCAACCCAATCATACTACCATCTTTAAACAAATATTCTGCCCATGCCTTTTCTTGATCAACGGCGTCAACAAACATTTGAATACATTCCTCTTCTGTTTCTTCAGCAATTTTAGCATAGTCTGGATCATCTGTTTTTAGTACTTTTAAAAGCATCTGTGTACTTGCCAAGTGTAAGTTTTCATCACGGGCGATCAGCTTGATAATCTTAGCGTTACCTTCCATCTTCTTCAGTTCAGCAAACGCCCAACTACACGCAAATGACACATAGAAACGAACACCTTCAAGAATATTTACGCTCATTAATGTAAGCCACAAGTTTTTCTTTAGTTCATATAAATCAACTGTTTTCTTTTTGCCATTGACTGTGTGGGTACCTTCACCCAGCAAGTTGTACCACATGCTTTGTTCAATCAAGTCATCGTAATACTTTGAAATGTCTCCAGCACAGTCTACAATTTCTTCAATGTCCATAAGCTCGTCAAACACTTTGCTTGGGTTGCTGTAGACGTTACGGATAATATGTGTGTAGCTACGTGAGTGAATTGTTTCACTAAAGGTCCATGTTTGGATCCAGTTTTCTAACTCCGGTAAGGATACAATTGGAGCAAATGCTTCAACTGGAGCACGACCTTGTACACTATCTAATAAAATTTGACGTTTTAAGTTACTTGTAAAGATATGCTGCTCATGTTCGGTGAGAGCTTTAAAGTCTTTAGCATCTTTATAGATATCAACTTCTTCTGGACGCCAAAAGAATCCTAGCTGTTTGTCTGTTAGGCTATCAAATGTTTTGTATTTCAACGTATCATAACGTTGAATAGTTGGACCGCCCGATGGATCTAGAAACGCTAGAACTTTGGTGTGATCAGTTTTGTTCGTTGTATCAAAAACGCTCATGTGTGTATCCTTTTTTATATTTGTAGCATAATTTATTCTAGTTGTCAACTAGATTACGCAAGTTTCGCAATATTCATCATCTTCAACTGTTGATTCTAATTCAGGCAATGATTCTTTTGACATCATCTTACTAACATCAAGTTCTCCCTGTCCGTCATGTGTGTTGAAATAATACAATTGCTTCCCACCGTATTTATAAAACATCAACATGTGCTGTAGCATCGTACTCATTGGAATCTTTTCATCGTCATAAAACTGTGGATTGTAGCTTGTGTTTACACTAATACCTTGATCAATGTATTTCTGTAGCACACTCATTATCTTTAGATAACCTTCTGGTGACTGTTGGTCCCATAGCAAATCGTACTTGTTCTTTAGGCGTTTATACTCTGGTACTACTTGCTTGAGAACACCATGCTTTGATTGTTTTACACTAATGTAGGCTCTAGGCGGTTCAATACCATTTGTGGCATTTGCTATTTGTGCTGATGTTTCACTTGGCATAAGTGCCATTAGTGTACTGTTGCGAATACCTGTTTCTTTTAATTGCTTGCGCAATCCTTTCCAGTCCATACGTTCTTGATGTTTAACTAGTTCGTCTACATCTTTTTTATATGTTTGGTTAGGTGTAATGCCATGTCCATACTTTGTTTCCATGTTACCACTTGGCGCACCTTGTTCTGTTGCTAAGTCAGCACTTGCTTTGATTAGATAGAAACTCCATGCTTCAGCGAACTCGTCTACTAATGCCAATCCGTCACTGTCTATGTTTTGGTAGTCAAGATTGTTCTTTGCTAACCAGTAGGCAAAGTTGATAATACCAACACCTAACGGACGGCGTTTTTCTGTGCTGAGTTGTGCTGCTATGACAGGATAGTTTTGGTAGCTTAACAAAGCATCTAGTCCACGCACTGCCAAACGGCACACTCTTTCAAAGTCACTTACTTGTTTAATGTTGCCCCAGTTGATTGCGCTCAATGTACACAAACTAATTTCACCTTCTGGATCATCAAACGACGACAACGGTTTTGTTGGTAAATCAATTTCAGCACACAAATTTGATTGTCTAATAGGCGCTATCTCTGGTAAGAAACTACCATGCTCGTTAGCATTGTCTACATTCTGTAAGTAGATACGTCCTGTGTTCTTACGCTCTTCCATGAAAGCACTAAACAAATCGCTTGCCTTTACTGTTTTCTTTCTTAGTCTTGTGTTGCGTTCTGCTGTTTCATATAGCTCACGGAACTTATCTTGGTCCGCAAAGAAAGCATCGTACAAGCCAGGTACATCACTAGGCGAGAAAAGAGTTATATCGCCGCCTGTAATAAGTCTTTCATACATTAGTTTGTTGAACTGTACACCATAGTCCATATGACGCACACGGTTTTCTTCTGTGCCTTTGTTGTTCTTTAGCACTAGCATTTCTTCTGCTTCTAAATGCCAAATTGGATAGTAGATAGTTGCTGCTCCGCCACGCACACCACCTTGACTACATGACTTTACTGCCGACTGAAACATTTTATAAAATGGAATAATGCCTGTGTGATAAGCATCGCCTTTACGCACTGGTGAACCAATAGCACGGATCTTACCGCCGCCGATGCCAATGCCTGCTTTTTGACTTACATACTTAACAATACTGCTAGTAGTAGCATTGATACTATCAAGACTATCATCAGATTCGATAAGGACGCAAGAACTAAACTGACGTTGTGGCGTGCGAACGCCAGCCATAACAGGAGTAGGTAAGCTAATATCATGTAGACTAACTGCGTCATAATACTCTTTTACCCATTTAAGTCTAGTTTCTTTGTCATAGTCTGCGAACAGTACAGCCGCTATCAAAGCATAGCACATTTGCGGTGTTTCAAATATATGTCCTGTAACTCTATTTTGTACAAGATACTTACCACGAAGTTGTTCCATAGCAACATAGGTTAGATTCTCATCACGCTCGTGTTTAATAAAATTGTTAATCTTTTCCCATTCGTCGTCGTCATAATAATTAATAAGTTCTGGATCATAGAAACCAAGTTCAATGTTACGCTCTACAAGTTCTTTAATGTGACACGGATCATAGCCACCATACACTTCTTTGCGTAGATGATAGTTAATTAGTCTACCGCCAACATATTGATAGTTTGGTGTTTCTTCACTGATAAGATCTGCTGCTGCTTTGATAAGAGTCTCTTGGATCTCACTACTTTTCATACCATTGAAAAATTGGATTTGACTTTTGATTTCTACCTCACTTGGACTAACTCCTGTAATATCATTACATGCGTGAAAAACAACTTTGTGTAATTTTTCAATATCGAGAGTTTCTTTGCGTCCATCGCGTTTGGTAACTTGAATCATTATCTTATCCTTTTTAATTTCTATTTAGTAGTCAAGCCGTAGCTTATGTATTGATTCGACAAAAAGTGTGGTCGGTAATTCTTTGCGGCAAACAGGACCCTGTCTATCGAATCCAATAACTTTATCATCTATGTGTAACAAATAATACTGGCGGGATTTCTCTTTGTCTTGTGTTATATGTATCTCAATTGGACACTCAGAAAAACGATCAGTTAACCCTAAAGTGTATCCAATACCAAGTATATATCCCAGTTCATCATACTCGTTTTCATTTAACAATTCCCAAGGATTAGGCCAGCTATTAGGACTATCTGGGTCAATGCTGTATGCTGAAAGAGGAGCCATATTATATAATTTGACCGCACATGTAAAAGGGTCAGGCTCGCTCTCTAAATTATTTCTAAAATCAGACCAGGCACGAAGCCGATCCTCAGGGTTTTTATCAAACATGTATTAAGGATTTATGTCAGTTGTTGAGTTACTAGATTTCACACTATAATACCAATTAAACTTGTCATTTGTACTTGGAAATAAATTTTTACATTGTATAATAATACTACGTTGGCCTGGGTTTGATTCTATCTCATCTAAAAGAGCCGAGAACGCAAAATTAGGATCACTATAAGCAGCATCACCTTGGAACGTAAAGTCCTGCGAAACTGTTAATTGGCTATCACCTTCTAAAAAATGTAATTCCATTGTACCTGCTTGTCTAATGTATAAGTCTGGATCTGTACCATTTACTCTCTCACCTTCATATTGGTAATAAAGTGTAACAGTACCATCATTATAGCACGGCAATTTTATAATGTCAACCGTATCATCGCCTACATCATTTAATGTGTAACCAATAGGACGTTCAGTTTGGTTGTAGTTTGTGTAGTTTACTTTGCCGCCGACTTCGGCAATATAATCCGTAAGTAGAAAAGGATCAAGAATAGTGCTATCTCCTGAACTTCTATGAGGACTCAGTTGAGCCGTTCTTTGAAAATAATTATTTTCGCTAGTATTTGTAAAATTATTGGTAAACAAAATAATATTGTGAGATGCTAACGCCTCTGAACCAAAACCAGTTGGATTGTCTGGATTCGAGTCATTACCGCCTAAAGCATCACCACTAGTATTGCCAACTGTGTAAAAATAACTATTTTTAATTTTATTATATTCACCGTTTTCTATTTCTATACCAATTTGACTCACTAAATCAAATTTACAATCTTCGATAATATTAGAACTAGGACCTGTTGAGAAACCATCTAATGGTGCTAAACTTCCTATACCCCATTGGAATCCTACAGCCGTAGTATTAACATCTACGTTTTTAAAAATGTTTTTATTGGAATCATGAGTGCTTCGACAGGCAGCATAAACATTTCTTATCATTACGTTTTCAAAACGGTTCTCAATACATTGTGCGTTTGAAGTCCCGATAAATTCAAAAGCACATATATCTGCTTCACTAGCGTTTCCATAGTCTGCGCCGCCAAACCCTGAACCTTGCCCTTCTGGCCATTTTCCTGTAATTTTTAAATTTCTAAATGTGCTTCTAGCACATTCATCTAAAACAAAGACTTCGGACGCTCTGTTATTATTGAGCGACATGTCTTCAATATAGATATGACGAGCTTGTGTTGTATTTGCTGCTGTCACAGACACTGTGTCTGCTAAGCCTGTGTAAACTCCAGGTTGAGCGTTACCATTAACTGTTCTAAACATTGGTTTGCGAGCAGACGAGACAGTGTCAAAATCAAGTGCGTTATATAGTATTGTCTTATCTACACCTGAGCCTTTTAAACTTACCAGTGGAGGAAGATAGACTGTGTCTTGTAAAAAGTATTCTCCTGGAGGAACATTCAACACTGCCTTATCGCCTGCTACTAATGCTCTAATATATAATGAATCAATTGCTGCTTGGAATGCTGGAGTATCATCAGTACCAAGCCCGTCTCCTACCGCACCAAAGTCTTTTACTGTAACAGTTTGATCTAACTTAGATAGTAATGTTTGAGTATGTTGAGATGTACTTCCCCAAATGTTACTTGTTTTCTTATATGTGTAAGTATCAGCTAAACTGAATATGTCTGAAAACTCTGTGAGTATTTCTGTATTGCCTACAGCAGGCGCTCCTTCAGATACTGATCCATTACCAATATACATCTTTTGTGTGTCGATTGCCCATCCAATCTCACCTGATGCTAATTGTGGAATACCAACATCTGTTAATTCTCTACCACGTCTGTTCTGTATACGAGAAATCTGTACAACGGCCATTATAAAACTCCTAAGGATCTTTTATATATTTAGCCAAACTTCTCATAGTATTGATAGACACGCTTCCACCACTCCTGCTCCCACTCGTCAAACTCGTGTGGCCAAATATCAAACTGCTGGTATTCACCTGCCCTACTACACATAAAGATATGTCCTTCACGTATATTAGTGCCGTGTACTTCGTTGTGAGCAATAGCATATGCTGTTAGTTGTAGAAAGTAATCCTCAACCCACTCAAGTTTCTTAGGCTTGTTAGTTTGTTTAAAGTCCATTATACAAGGCTGTCCTTTGTAAACTCCTACAAGGTCAGTTGTACCCGCATACATTTGTGGAACATACAATGGCACTTCACTGCCCCATATTTCATCTACATCATCCATAGCACTTGTTTTAATTTGTGTAGCCATCATGTGTGCTTGTTGAGCATAAGGATTACTACCAGGTTGTGGCCATTCTCCTGTTTCAACATACTTTTCTAAGTAGTGGTGCATCCTTGTGCCTACACCTGCTGCTTCAGTTGTAATTTCTTGTGCTTTCTTTTCACCTACTCTACGGCGCCATTCGATAAGGTGTGTCTTGTCTTTAGTCTCGCCTAGTATAGTTGTAACACTTGCTACTGGAGGACCGCCTGGAGTTTCATAACGGCGCTTACCACCTACTTCAACACGTTTGAGTTTAGCATAGGTGTACTTAGGGTTTATCAATGTCATGTTTATATTATAATTGGATCAGGTCCAGAAGTCAACCTATAGTTTATCGCCAACATCAGTTGCTTTCTTTGCCATTGTGCTAACTTTGTTCTTATCTCTGCGCTTCTTCTTTAACTTTAAATCGTCAACTTCGCTTGTTTTCAATTCGATAGTATCTTGTGTAAAGTCTTTGATAATTTCATTGATTCTAGGATCGCTGTCATATGCTGCCTTGAGCGTTTCATAGTCAAACTGCTCACGGCCTATGTTCATCATATATTGATTAAGTTGTTCAAGAGTAAATTCATTCATGCCTCTATCTTTCAATAGAGTTAACACTTGATAAAGTTTATCAGTTGTTACTGCTTCAGTTACTTTTTTTTTGAAAGCATTTTGCCTAGCTTGCGAGGATCAACGCTCTCACGCTTGGCTCTTTCTTCTGGCTCTTCACCACCTGCTGCGGCAGCATCTGCTCCAAAGTCATCATCGCCTTCGATATCATCTGTCGGTTCAGCATCAAGAGTTGGCTCCATATCCATATCATCCATGTCACCACCCATACCCATGTCGTCATCGCCCATAGTTGGCATTGCGTTTTCGTCACCTGTGATTTGAGCTACGCCACTTGTTAAAGCTTCACGTGTTGATTCCATTGCTGTGTATAATTGATCCAGTCCAGGCTTTACTGTATTTGTAAATGCTTCACTTGCTTCAGCACCCATTTCATCACGGATAGCATCTGCTAGTTCTAACATGCTTTCAGTTTGCATTTCAGCTGTGTCTTCCATCCACCCAGTTAGACGGTCAACCATTTCTTTTGCTGCCATAACCAATTCAGCATGATCTTCAGCACCTTCAACAATTTGTGACTCTTCAATTTCAACATGTCCACGCTCACTTATTTCAGCGTTTAATACGTCAAGCATCAATTTTGTTTTTTGATATGTTTCATTGTGAACAGCATCAAAACTTTCGTTTGTTTCAACTTGACTAAGTTGTGTACGAATTTTATTACGTGCGTTCTGTAATTGTTCTAAAGTATAACTCTCTAGGTTAATTTTTTTACCAAAACGTTTGGCCAAACTTTCATTAAGAGTTTTTGATGTTACTGGTTGTGCGAATTCTGAAATGTTCATGTTTTCTTTCCTGGGTTTGTTTAATATTATTTATCATTAAACTTTCATAATATAAGATTCTAGACGATTAGATATTTGTTCAAATGCCATCATACTAATTTCAAATCTAGTTTCTGCTATTTCTATCTTATCATCATCTTTGCTTTTATTCATAATATTCCTAAAAAATATAGTATCACAAAGATGTTTATTGGCATCTTGATCATACTTTTTTAACTGTGAATTATTATTTCCATCTTCGTCATAGCATTTTGCTAGTGCTATTGCTCCTGCTTTAGTAAATGCTACATCTACAGTAGAATTGTTTTTTCTATCAATAATAACAAAGCCATGTTTTTTACTAGGACGCACTAGCATGGTACCAATAACAACATTACGCCCATTCTTATAGGGTAACTTGTATTGTGGCAATACTTTGTTAATTAATGTTTCTAGTTCTGTTGCTGTGCTGCTAAGGCTTTTCATTTCCTACCACCAAAATTGTTCCCTTGTAGTTGACTTTTGACAAAATACTTTTACGAACAAGATTGTCAATTACTTGTAATTCACGTTCAGTAAAAATATCAATATAACACGGATTTGTTATCTTGTCAACCAACTGTTTCTCTTCATTGGTTATAAAGATTTCAAAATCTGTTATTAGTTCGTTTAACTTCATTTTGCGGATACCATATTATCAAAATCTTTTTGGCTATATTTGAGCTCTGGTTCGCCCTTCATAGCATTTTTCTTTTTAATAGTTACTGTTTTGCCATCTGTAGATGTTACAGTGTATTTTTCTAGTCCGCCCTGGGTTTTGGTTGGTAATTCTACATCTTTACCTTTGATAAGTTTTTGTGGCTCCATTGGTTCAGCACCTTGTATGGCTGGAGCCGCGCCAGTCTTTTGTGCTGGAATTGCTGGTTCTTGTGTAGTAGGTTGTGTACCTACTGTGTCATTTGGATTAGTTGGTTCTGGTTCATCGTCTTTTTTTCTATTTACAATTGGTGCTACTGCTGCTTTACCAATTGTTTTTGCTGCTTTGCCTACGCCTCTTGCTGCTGCTTTACCTAATCCTAAAGCTGCTTTGCCGGCAAGTCTACCTACGCCTCCAACTGCTGCTCTTGCTACGCCGCCAGCAATAGCAGGAATGAGAGGAAGGATTTCATCCATTCTTTCTTCTTCAGTTGTGAACTCTTCGAATCTCATTATCTACGCCTTTTTGGTTTAACACTTGTCTTGTTTAGTTTATATACTCTTTTGGTAGTAGGTCTTTTCATTGTATATTTACGTCTAACTTTTTGTAAACTGCTTTTTGATCTACGGGTGCGTTTTAGTGCTGTGCTTTTGCTTTGAGATACAGGAGTGCTACAAGTTGATATCTTTGCTACCACTCGTCCTTTTTTAGGTCCACTGGTACAACGGTACTTACGCTTGACTCCACCTTTGTTATTGCGAGCCCATACCTGTGTGTAGCCTTCTATGATCTCTTTGAACTTCATCTTCTTTTATTTAACTGCTTTAATCTTTTACTAGCAGGGTTTGTCCTTTTAGTTCTTCTTGCTTTACGAGACATCCTATTGCCTAGTTTTCGTTTTGATTGTTTAAATCTTACACTTTGCTTAATATCTAATGGAGCATAGCATTGACTCATCTTAGATACCACACGTCCTTTGCGTCTACCTGTAGTGCAACGATACTTGCGCACTACCTTCTTACCAGATCGTGCCCATACCTGTTTTTCGATCACAGGTTCTTCATATAAGTCTCTTACCAACATAAAGTTATTTATCAGGAAATTTATAGTTGTAGAATAATTACTACAATAGTTGATAGTAGCCCTGCTACTATGGTGCCAGCAGCACCAATAATTACTTTAACTAGGCTTTGTTGCCCTGCTGTCATTTGATCAGCAATACCGTCGAGCTTGCCTTCAACACTGCTTAGACGCTTTTCAAATTGCTCGTAGCGTAACGCACACAAATCTACGTGTGCTTCTAAACTTTCTTTTTCGATTTGAGATGTCGACATTAATTACTCCATTTACGACAGGAAATAGCCTTTTCGTTTACCTAATTAAATGCCTAAGTGTATCTCTACATTTTATTTATCTCAAACCATGTATTAATTTTGCCAGATTTTGTCAAAAAAGCATTATAATTGTTTATAGGAATAACAGGTATTAGATCAAAATCGTTTTCAAGCATTTCAATAGTGTGAGCATTTTCATTTTCAAAATCAAAATCTAATATCCATATATCTTGATCTATGTCCTCGTCGTGCTCAATACTTAGGTTTTTAATAATAGGATTAGAACGCATACTAATTGTGTTCTCGGCTGTAAGATAATTTTGTTGTTGTTTTACAGCAAAAGGATCATCTCCTCGACGGGCACCTGTCTTTGTTATATCGACCATAGTAAACATTCTAAACATAGTATTACTTATAGCCACAAAAAAAGGGTCCAGTAAAAACTGAACCCTTTAATTTATTATATTAACTTACTGTGTGAAAGTTAATGTAGTTGCTGCTGTCACGCCTGTTGAACCAACACCGTAGTTAGAACCATCTGTGATGCCAGCACCTTGTAGAAGCAATGTGTGTACATTTGTTTCTTTAATCACGCCTGCTACAACGTTTCCTTCGCCTTCCGCATAACGGATTGCTGCTACTGATTCGTCGTTAGTGATGCTTGACTTACTCATTGTTACAACACGAGTAATTGGGCCTACACCCATGCTCGCTGTTACTTGGTTGTGGTTTGCGCCTACTGTTGTTGCGCCAACTGCTACTGAACTTACGTCTGCCATTTTAATCTCCTTAATACTCTAAATGGCAGACGTA